TTTCCCAGTCACGATCCGGAGAGTAGTGCAGTGCGCCAAGTCTCGAATTCAGCTTGATTTTCAGGTTTCAAGAGAGATTCTCGAAAAAACTTTGACATCGACTTTAAGGCCAAAAACAAGGGTTAAACGCATATGTGAGCTGCCTGGAATCCAGGTTTTTCGCTAAAAAAGTTTTTCTCCGCTTGACACGAATCGAGATTATGCTAGTATTACTAACAGACACGAAACGAGTTTTTCTTTTTTCTTCCTTCTCACAGGAGACACACATGACCACACGAATGACTATCTCTCATCTGACCGGCATGGACAGATGTAGTACCCGACAGGGCTGCCTTGATTATCTGACCCGATGCCCTCTCACAGAGCTCCGTCAGCTCTTACGTGAGGAGGGAATTCTAGGAAGAAGCAAGCTCAACAAGAGTAATCAGGAGGATTTTGCTCGAGAGCTGATGTACACAGAGGCTATTCTTGAGCATTATCGCCGAGTCGATCAGAGACGAGCTTTTTTGGAGACAGTCGCGGGTTACATTCCCGGACTGAGTAACCATTGTGTTACTTCCGACCGTGAAGCTCGACTGTCGTTTCCAGGTCAGGCAAAAAACTGCTACAGATACGGCAGGCTGGAGATCAACTACGATGGCGAGAGTCACCTCTGTACAGCCGCTGGTGATTCGTCAGCTCTGATCGGTCTTGAGATTGACGGACTTGTTTATTGTTTCACTTCTCTGAAAGAGATGATCGACGAATTGCCAGAGATCAACGAGTTGACTCTCTATACAGCGTGATGATTCTCTGAGTGAGCTGGCAGACGACGATGCACGCGAGGTATCAGTCTGCCAGCTCACTTTCAATTGAGAGCAGTACCTTACCTGGAATTGCTCTCAATTCTACGTTTCGTTTTTGGATTCAAAATTGAGGAGTCGCACATGATCACTCTTGTCACTTGCCTTATCGCGACGTACTACCTGGTCAAGCATCTGGCCGTGTATCCTGATCGTCCTGCTTGCGAGCCAGGCGTAGCTCGAGAGAAGATGTTGAGACTCCATTTTTCCGACCAGGATGGGGTCCACAGTTAGCCCAGAAAAAATTTTTCTTTTTTTGAAAATTTCTCTTGACTCTGTTCTGATCTGTGCTAGTATAACTATAGATCAGAAACAACGTTCCTCAAAACGGAGAAAAACATGAGCCAGTTCAATCGAATCCACACCAACGCAATCGCAGATGCACAGGCACTGACAGCATCAGATCGGCCAATCGGCTATCACATCGTCAGAGGGATTCTTGAGATTACCGCTGCACTCGTCTGTCTGCCCTTGTCGATCTTGTTTGCAGTCTTGATTGCCATTAGCTCAAGGATCAGTGGATCCGAGAAGCTGACGAGACAACGAGAGATCAACACAGCACTGTTTTTGATGTCCTTAGGGACACTGATCCAGAGCAAGAGATTGATGGGCTTGGCCAACGAGATGGTGGCCAGAAAGTAAGAAAGAAAGAAAGAGTCCTTGCCCTTGCCCTTGTCTTTTTTGTTTCGATTTTTTGTTCCTCACAACACGGAGACCACCATGCTGAATCACACTAGCATCCAGTGCCCATCATGTAGAGACGAGACTACTCACCTTATGTATGACTTGACTGCTACGGACTGCCTGGTCGAATGCTCGAATTGCGGAGAGGAGCTCTACGTTGACGAAGTTATCGACACGATGACCGAGCAGCTCGCTGCCTGGACGATGTTGCGAAAAGTCATCGACTTTGCCCGTGACATGGAGATCCCTGAAGTGTCGGTTAACGAGTGATTTTTTCCTGAAAGAGAGAGAAAGTAGGGAACAGTGCACGAGAGGCACACCTTACCCTACTTTTTCTTCTGTTCTACGTTTCAAATTTGGATTCAGATTCACACGTTTTTTGGAGAATATGATGAAGTATCAAGTAAAGTTAACCGACCTGGAACCTAATCCTGAGATCGGCGACATGAGCGGTTATCTGACAGACATCGGGAGCGTTTCGCCAGATTGGGAGGATGCTCGCCAGTTCGACACCAGGGAGGATGCTGTAGAGATGGCCTCTTCTGACGACTACAGTCATTCCAATGGCTGGTCTATGGAGATCGTCCCTGTCCCTGAGGTCTAGAACCTCACTGGATCGGATGTCAACTATGATGACGGACGGACGAGGTACCAGTGGAGGTCTGTTGGCACTGCCAGCGTCAACACCTTTGTACAGATCAGGCCACCTCTTGTCACGGTTCATGGACGATTCGAGACCGTTGTCCCGATTCAACGGGACGTCACGGGGATTCCAGAGGAGGTTGATCCAGGAGACGTCGTCATCGTGTCAAGAGAGGTTGCGCAGATCTTGAGATCAGGGTGCCAGCCTCAGCCAATTGTTGTCACTATCGACGATGGTTACACAGCCAGGCGAGATGATCGAGGTAAGCTCGTCACCATCTCCTCCTTTATCCGATGGTGCTGATTGATTTTTTGAAAATTTCCCTTGACGTTGCTCTCTGATGATGCTAGTATAACCATCAGAGAGATCAACGTTTTTTCCTTACTCACAAGGAAGCCAGGCAATGTCGAAATTCACCAGTCGAGCCAAGCAAGCTTACAAAATCATCAACACTGTTCCTCTGATCTCATCAAAGGTTGTCGGAGTTGCATTCGGTGAACGAGCCGAGAAGGCAGCGTTTACTGCCTGCTCGATTATCGACTGGTTCACACCTGGCCCTTGCCTTTCAGTGTCCTGTCTCGTTGTCGCGGCACCAGTCGCATTGATCAAATTTGGATTCAAATTGAAGAATAGGAAGAATAAATAATGAGAAGTCTTGTAAGAGAAAAGCCAGTCTATCGTCATCGTGTCTCTGTCGAGCTAATGGAGCAGATGCTCCCTTACTTGCGCGTCACCAGTGCCCAGGTTCAACTTAGCGCTCAGACTCTCTGCACTGTATTTCATGTGAGAGACGTTGATGCTGATACGTTCGATGTCTTGATTGAGTGTCAGGACACGGAGAAGAGCTCGTGGCCCTTCTGCTGTGAGATTTATCAAGATAGAGAGAAGACGTGCTTGGTCTTCCGTCGTCTCCCCTCTGCCCATGCGGGGAATCCCGCTAAGACTTGTGGCTGGCAGGAGGATGACTACCGATATTTTTTCTGGGTGGATCATAGAGAGTTCACATTCGATAAGGAGTAAAAAGATGAAATTCCGAGTAACAGCAGATGATCCTGTGTCCCAGTCTGTTTTCATAGACTGGATACAAGACAATCCTCCGTACTGGTCAGATAAGGTTGGTGTTGACCAGTACGGAGTTTGGGCTGACTTTTTGATAGATGGAGTCAAGCAGCGAATGCGTCGGATTCAGCCTGGCACATTCTGGATGGGCTCACCTGAGGATGAAGAAGGACGTGACGCAGATGAAGGGCCACGGCATCAGGTGCAAATCACTCAAGGTTTCTGGATGTTTGACAGTCAGTGTACGCAGGAGCTTTGGGAAGCCGTAATGGGTGAGAATCCCAGCCACTTCAAAGGAAAAGATCGGCCAGTCGAGAGTGTGAGCTGGGAGGATTGTCAGGTATTTCTGACCAAGGTGAATCAGGTAATACCAGAACTCGATCTTCAGTTGCCAACAGAAGCCCAGTGGGAGTATGCGTGTCGAACAGGGACAGAAGGAGCGAGATATTCGGATAATTTGGATGCCATTGCCTGGCATGGTGGGAACAGTGGCGGAGAGACACATCCAGTCAAGCAGAAGAAACCGAATGAATGGGGATTGTTTGACATGTTGGGCAATGTGTGGGAATGGTGTCATGATGGGCAGAGAGAATATACAAACGAGAATCAGGTAGATCCTGTGGAGCCGACCGGAACCGAGCGTGTGAGCCGGGGCGGGAGCTGGTTCAGCAGCGGCCTGTTCTGTCGAGCGGCGTACCGCATCAGCCTCAACCCGTCGTACAGGTGCCTCATCCTGGGCTTTCGCCTTGTCTGCCTTACTTAATTTTTTTTTTGAAAATTCGCTTGACTTCCTTCTCGGTTAGTTATACTATTAAAAAGTAGAGACAACAAAAATTCCTTACTCACAAGGGAGCATCGCATGTTCACAGTTCTTTCCATCGTCGCAATCGTCACCACGTCAGGAATCATCGTTGACAGGCTGGTTGCCTGGGGATGGATCAGCACGAATTAGCGCGATTCAGTGACTGCTGAGCTGTTGCCAGCAGTCTTCTTTCTCTCTACCTACTTTTTGGGGTATCACATGCTCTACGTTCTTCTTCCTTTCATCGGCGCAGTAGTCGTTTCCCTGGTTTGCGAGACTCGCACAGTTAAGTGGATCGCCTCGAAACTGAATGACTGGATCGACGGTTAGAGTAGCCTGTTTTTCGCCTTACACCTATTTTCATTTTAGAGGAGTTAGATATGTCACGACAGCCAAACATCAACCTGGTGCGAGCTTACCAACAAGGCGCAGAGGATTCTCAGGACGGAATGGAGCTGAATCCATATGAATATGGTTCGGATGAATGGGAAGCGTACAATGACGGAGCTCTCGACCACTGCACAGAGTCTCGCGAGTATCCCTGGCTTGATGAGGCTTATTGATTGAGGTAGTCAGCCCGCGCCCTCGTTAGTCGCCCTTACTTTCTCATTCGCTCAATTCTACGTTCCGTTTTTGGATTCAAATTCAAGAGGAGTTTCATGTTCAATATCGTAGTGAAAACAGATGAGAGCCGAGTCATGTTCAAGCTCGAATCAGAGCACTGGTCGGCTCGCCTCACTGTCCGAGAGGATGGTACGATGAGGAAGGTCTACAGTTTCACGTCGAAAGATTGGGAGTCTCGCGCCACCAGAGGGCTTGACCTCCTAACAGAAGCATACTTCCGTCTGAAGAACAAAATCTACACTTATGATCATAATGCATGGCTTTCCGATCTGGAGTCTCTGATTAGTGAGGGAATATGATATGTCTCACGATTTATTCAAACAAAGAATTCGAGAAGAGCCAGGCGACGACGTGCATCGTCTGGTGTACGCTGATTGGTTGGACGACCATGACCAACCAGCAGAAGCTGACAAATTCCGATTTCTTCCAGGCACAGCAGCTCTGTGGGCTGACGTATGGGGAAGAGATAGTTATGGCCTGTGGGCCTGTTACAGAATCAACCAGATGATGATCAGTCTGAGGTGGGTTCCTCTGGAGACTGATTCTCACCAGGGTTTCTGGATGGATGAGACCCCTTGCACGGTCCTCCAATGGAATAACGTAAGGGGTCTCGGTCACTTACAAGATTCATGGGATGACAGCCCGGTTACTCAGGTCTCATATGACGAATGCGTTGACTTCTGTGATTCGATGAATATCTTCAAGCCACAACCAAAGCTCCAGTTTCGTCTTCCCACAGAGGCAGAATGGGAATACGCGTGCAGAGGAGGGACAGAAGGAGATCAATACCATGATGATATAGACGCCATTGCCTGGCATAGCGGTAATAGTCAAGGAAGGTTACACAGCGTCAGGAGGAAAATGTCAAATCAGTACGGTCTCTACGATATGATCGGTAATGTTTGGGAATGGTGCCACGATCCACACACTGATGAGTCTTTGCAAGTATACCGTGGCGGTTCTTGGCTCATCTACCCTCGCTTCTGTTGCTGCGCGTCCCGCGGCAGCAACGTTCCGTCCTTCCGTTTCAGCGACATCGGTTTTCGGTTTGTCACTTTTTGAGAAATTCTCAAAAATTTGCTTGACATCGTGTCTGGTCATGCTAGTATAACCATAGGTAAGACACAACCCCTACTCAAAGGAAAACCATGCACAACCCGAATCCAGCCCTGTTCCAGTATCGCGGCATCTACTACTGTGGTCGCCATGCATTCACCAGAGCAGCTTATGCTGAGCTCGCGAACCAGATGGATGACGTTCACGAGAATTTTCTGTCTATGCTCAGAGCAAGAGATGGGCATTCAAAGGGTGTCCAGGGCAACAAATGCGACCACTGCGGAGCAATTTTCGGACATGGCGTGATCTATCAGCACGCTGAAACGGGACTGCATTACATCATTGGCCACCAGTGTGCTGCATCAACTTTCTCTTACACCTCACGAGCCGAGATGCTCCGAGCTCGCGCAGAGAAGAGAGGCACACACCTGGCCAGGATCGACGGCTGGAAGAAGCGAGCTTCAGAAGCGTTCATTAATCAGATGTCAGAAGATGAAGAACTGGCAATAGCTTGGGACTACGTCGAAGAGCATCGTGACCAGGCTACTTCGTCGATGGATGGAGTCATGATCGACATCCACGACAAAATGATGAAATTTGGTAAGTGGTCCACCAATCAGAGGAGCTACTTTCTTTCGCTCGCGAAGCGATTCACAGAGAGGCTGATTGGTGGAAGCTCTGAGCCAGCTAAGCCCGAGACCGTAGCGGTTCCAGAAGAGCTGCTGGATGGACGACATCGCATTGAAGGCACCATCATCAAGGTAGACTGGCGAGTTGTGGGACTGGCGTACTATGACGAGTATGCCTGCAAGGTCACGATCAAGGATGATCGTGGTTTCCTGGTCTGGGGCACGTTGCCCAGCTCGGCTCTGACTGGACTAGATTACACGACAGAAGATGATGCTGGACCGTCCAAAGGTGACAGAGTTGTATTGACAGCTCGAATCTCTGTCAAGAATCCAGGCGACAACTTCGGATTCTTCAAGCGTCCGACAAAGTGTACATTGACTCAGAGCCAGTCAGAGGCAGACCAGCCAGAATCGGAGTAGGGAGAGAGATCGGCGGAATGTGGTTCCAGTTGTTGGAGCCACAACATTCAACCTTATCAGAGGGATATGTGATGAGCGAGAGACGAAGTAGAGCATTGACACATGAACAGTTTTACCAATTGTGCGAGCTCCTCAAGGAGCGAAAGGAGGAGTTTATAGAAAAGAAGTTTGGGATACAAAAAGTGCTCGGAGAGGTCATCGCTTCAATGGGTATTGACGTGTCTTCTTGTACCCTCAGGAACGCATGCAAGACCGTAGGTCTAACTATGAGATCGACACAGAAAAGGGTGAGCAAGAGCGAAAAAGCTAACAGAGACTACCACACATTCCGCGCATTATTGGTGGCCGTAAGGAATCTCTACCTATCGCTAGGTCAAGAGATTCCATCCGGGTTGGAGACAGCTTACAAAGCATATAGTCGCAGCTCAACTAAGGGTATGGATCTTCTTAACGATTTTGTTAGAGAGATAGAAGAGGACGCAGATAACTAACGTTTCACTAGAGAGGGAGAAACGCTCTCCCTCTGTTTTTGGATTCAGTTTACACTACTATGGAGAAAGATATGTCACAACACCTCACAAACGAGCAGATCCAGGCTGCGCAGAACAGCCAGGAGAAAGTCAACGCAACAGTCGATCAGGTTCTTGATGTCGTCAACGAGACTCTTGGCAACACACTTGACACGATGCTGTCAGGCACGAAAGCAATTCTAGCTATTGCCGAGACCACGATTCAGCGGCAGACGCGCATGGTCGTGTTGCGAGCCTTCTCGAAACAGAGGGCTCAGATTGAGATCTTGAAGAGTCTCGCAGAGCAGAGGCGGGATCAGTTTGAGCTTGATTTCTTGGAGATGGAAGCAGAAGAACTGGAGTCAGATTTGAAACAGACGTTGACGACCAGGTGCGACATGACACCACAGACAGCGAATAAGCATCTGAAGGTTCTGACAGCTCAGGTTCAGCGCATCGCGAGTGAGCAGGCTCCTCTGCTCCTCAACGGCAACAGGATCAACTGAGAGTGAGACTCTGAGTCACTGGTGTTGTGCTAGTGGCTCTTTTTTCGCCTTCCCGTCTTCCTTTTCCTGAAAGAGAGTAATATGATTACCCGACCTAGAACCGACTTTTCATTTGATTTCCAACCTGACCTGGTCATGACTCCTCTTGACCTGTCTCGCATTCGCCATGTGCTTCAGATCTTCCATTACCCTGCCACAGAGTACACCATCTTTCAGTTTGATTCGCCTCATGGTGACCAGCCCTGGCGTATCGGGGCTCTGAAAAATGGTAAGGTTCTTGTTATCTCAGATAATCCCTCTGATACAAAGGGTTTGACTCCTCTCTTCTATGACTCTTTATCAGATAAGGTTGTAGGGCTCGATAGAGAAGAATTTGAGAGAGAGATGAGGAATCAAGAGGTGCACTTTTAGCAACGCACCTTGAATTTGGATTCAGATCCGCCTACGATTACTTGAGGCCTGGCATTGTCGCTGGGCCTCACTCACACTTCAGCCAGTACATACTGGCTCAACAAAAAGAAGGATATGTACTATGCCGAAAACAAGAGCAGCAAAGAAGAAAAAGACGACTACTCATACTCAGCTCTCGCGGCCAATCGTCTACAAAGAGATCGAGGTGGTCAAGCACATTGGTGCTGACGCGCTGACAGTAGAGCAGTGCTCTGATCTGCTTGGCTGGGAGGAGGAGACAGAGGAAGTCTCATTCGGGTCTGACTTCGCTCTCAAGGATAGAGAGGGAACGAAGGTCAGGCTGGCCAACAACGTGACCAATCGCCCTCTTTACTCTGGCACCATCGACACTCTGATTCAGGAGCACCTTCGCAAGAAATGGCGGTTCAATGCTGAGCCCATCATCATTGGCGAAACAGGGTTAATACTCAATGGACAGCACCAGCTAATAAGCCTGATTCTGGCCGATCAGGAAAGACTTACCCGTGATCCTGAGAGACGTGCATTCTATAAGAAGATGCACAAGAAACCTCTCACAATGGAGAAGCTCGTTGTGTACGGGGTCGAAGAATCGGACGAAGTAGTAAACACGATGGATACGTGCAAGCCACGTTCCTTGATGGACGTAATCTATCGCAGCGAATACTTCTCACACATGAAGAGCTCAGAGCGTAAAGTTGCATCGGCCATGACAGATCATGCGATTCGCTTGTTGTGGTCGCGCACGGGGGCAGGTGATAGTGCGTTTGCTCCACGTAGGACACACAGTGAGAGTCTCGATTTCCTGGCTCGACACAGTAGACTGCTTGAGTGTGTCTCTCATATACTGACAAAGAATGATCAGAAAGGTATCAGCGAGTACATCGCACCAGGCTATGCTGCTGGACTGATGTATTTGTTCGCGAGCTGTAAGTCAGACGGTGACGAATACTGGCAAGCAAGCACACCTTCTGAAAAATATCTTGACTTTTCAGCATGGGATGCTGCAGCAGACTTCTGGGCTAACATCGCTCAGGATACGCCACAAATGAAGCCATTGCGCAAAGTCTACGCGAGCTACGTCCACCCTGAGACTGGACGGCTTGAGATTTCCTTCTCCGAGCGAGTATTACTCTTAATCACTGCGTGGAACCATGTGAGCCAGGATAGGAATCTCACAGAGAAGAGACTCAAGCTCGAATATGAAGATGATCAGGACGGTCATCGTTTCTTAGCCCCATCGGCGTACATTGATGCTGGTGGAATCGACTTCGGGGATATCTCAGCGAAAGAGCAGTCAGAGAAGGCAGCGAAGAAAACGACTGATATGACTGACTCAGAAGATGATCCCACAGAGGATGAAATCTATGACCAGGCGGAGCAGCTCAGGGAAGAGAGAGAAGCCAAAGAGGAGGTCAAGAAGATAGCAAAGAAGCTCAAAGCCAAGCAGTCAGTTAACTCTGCTCCTGTCGTTGATGATCCAGACGAGGATGAGGAGGATGATTTTGAAGACGAAGAGCTTGACGATGAAGAATACGACGACGAGTACGAAGACGAAGACCTCGAATAGTCCTGGTCTTGTCTGAAATTTGAATCCAAAAAACTTTTTGAAAATCGGAGAAAACTGCTTGCGTCTCTGACTGTGCTAGTATTACTATCAGAGACGCAAGCAGTTTTCTTTTTTCACACTTTGGAGCCATGACCATGACACAACCTACAAAAACAAACGTCACCATGATCGACTGGTCTGCAGCTGTGTTGTACTCGTACAACACAGGGCAGGCACTTCGCAATGCAACAGAAGAAGAGCGAGAAGCCAGCATCGAGGCATCAGAGACAGACGGAGGGGCAGGAGTCATCACAACTGAGGTATACGGGATACCTACTGACTGCTACGTGACCGATTAGTCCACCCACTGATGAGCTCCTGGCAAGAAGCGAAACGTGACAGGGCAGCGATTCCTGTCACGTCTGGGAAGCAATTTTTCACACTTTGGAGATTAATATGAAAAAGTACGGCACACATCCGAATCTGGATCTTGACGCAATCGCGTCATTGTCAGCACTCGGAGCAGACTGGATCGATATAGAGCTGATCCCCGCAGGAGCAGACCAGGCACCAGATGGGCTAAGGATGGTCGATCATCCTCTAGGGGAGAAAGGCATCTTGGATGACGATGGCAAGCAGCACAGCGCATTTGCATCACTCCCTGAGACAGCAGACCTGGTTGATTCTCGGCTCACAGCAGAGATTGATGAGGCAGACAGCACAGGTAGAGTGATCAACCCCAGGTTTTCGCTACAGGAGATTGTGGCAGCCCTGGGAAGCTGGCTCCGTGATAAGGAGCCGAATAGGGAAGATGTTGACCGTCGCAAGTATGAAATCATGGCTCCTATCGTTCAGGCTTTGGCTCAGTCAGAGAGGGATAAGATCCGAGCTGAGAAAGAGGCTGAGCAGATCACACGCATCACCACGCCAGCAGGCCACACTTTCGCTGTGCTGAATGGTGTACAGGCCACACCTCAGCTTGGAGTCACTCTTAATGAGCAGGGATGCTGTGGGGCTGTCTACCGCGACGGATTGAATCTGGGAGTGACTCGATACCCAGGTCGAGACGAGCCGGATCTGAGACTCCTGGCCGACCACTTGCCTGGTTGGTTCATTCATCCGGCGGGATTCCTCGCTTGTTGGGGCAGCCGTAAATCTCCGGCTGAGACAGCTCCCCCAGAGGGAACGCCAGGCGATCTGGCTAATATTGTCTTCTTACTGGAAAGGGTTTTTTCATGATCCGATTCGTTTGCTTCCTCATTACGTTTGTCCTGACTTTGGTGGGCCACGCATTTGGTGGCTCTACCACCTTTGTCCCACCAGTTCAGCCCCAAAATGAGAAGGATAAGAACCAATGAGACAGTATATCTTCTACGTTGACTACCAAACGGATGAGAACAGATGGGTGATACATCACTCAGAATCGTTCGGAGAATCTGGCACACTCGCAGCGGATGTGCTGCTCGATTGCTTTTTGCGGAGAATAACGGAATATCTGCGAGCTGGCGCAAGGAATCTGAAGTGTCAGATTCGCGTCAACCGCTATTCTGATTGTTCTGTATCTTCAGCTCTCGTCTCGCTATTCACTATTGATGAGCTGGACAAAGAAACTTGTGATATGATTGATTCTCAAATAGGAAAGGCTTACGCTATGATGAACGCTAAAATTGACAAGACTCGCTATATCCTGGAGATCACGCAGAGTCGATGTCAGCATCCTCTTGATAACGGAGATGAGGACATCCTCTACTTCCTCTCAAGTCGGCTCGATCAGACTATTGACAAGAGACAGGCAGGCCATTTCTCCCATGAGGTCGCTGACTACCAGTCTCGACTGTGGCGTGAAAAAGGCTGGTGCGTCGAAGCTGTCGAGGTGAAAGACAAAAAAGTAAAGGCATAACACAGCAACCTTGCGAGTTATCGAAGCATAGGAAGAGCAACAACAAAAAACCTATGCTCGAGCTCGCAAGGCGCTGTTTGCTTGGAAGTCAAGTCAATTTCTTAGATATGATTTCTTGTATCTTCATCATCGCACGTCGAATTTCGTAAGCCGGGAGCAGAGGAAAGCTTAGCACCTCTGACACAGCTCGCCAGCATTCTCCCCAGTCTATGACTTGTGCAGCCCTGTATTCCTCTTGTGATGATATCAATTTGAATCCAAATCTGACGCTGTCAATGCCTGAATCTCTCAGAGACCTCACTACCTCTGTCTGTAGCTCGAGTGTCATGCCTGGGATTCTGATATCTGTCATCCAGTATCTGTTGCGTGGTGGTTGTCTCCACTGCTCGGGAATCATTTTTTCTTGCTCAGCCTCATTGACTCGCCACTCTGTCTCATCATAGGTTTCAAGAGAATCAATGATGAGCTGTGCAAGTGTATTAGCGAGTCTGTAGTTGTGTCCACGCGCGATATGCGTATAGTCTCTCTCAGGAGAAAATCCGATGTTTTTGAGCTGTCGGCACAGATTGGCGTTCTCTTTATTCTTGAAGTAGACAGCTCCTCCTTCTTCTCCTGATATCACTTTGTTCTGGTAGAAGCTCCAGCACACGGCATCTGATTCTTTGTGAGGGACAGCGCCATGTGCTTCTGACAAATCTTCAATAACTTTACAATCTCGCTTGTCTCGCTGGATCATGTTGTGAATGGTTGGCAAGCACGCCCTACGTCCGTAGGTGTCTACAGTGATGACAGCGCGGAGCAGGTCTCCGTACAGCTCGAATGCTGTAGAGAGAGCTGTAGGATTGATGAGAAGGTCATCGTTTTTGCAGCCGATGAGCAGGGGTTGCAGTCCAGCCAGGGACACTGCGCGGGCCACAGAGATCATTGCATAGTTTGGGATAGCAACAACTGAGCCAGGATCTAATTGGAGTGACTCCAACGCCAGGTGAAGTGCCGCGGTTCCTGACGAGCAGGATACCATGCGCTGCTCTGGTAATCCGTTGAACGACGCGAAATCGGATTCAAGACGTTCGTAGGGCACTACATTACGCATAGGATTTCTCTTTCTCCGAGTACGGCCCCTGCTTCACTTCCCAGATCTCTGATTCCGAATGGAAGACCAGTCCATGTTTTCCTGAAAGAAAGATACAAATATCGTCTGATTCCAGTATCTCGCTCTGTATCTCCCAGCCGTCCGTTACCTGCACTTCCACCAGTCCTGACTTGATAAACAGTACTTCGACTATGTCGGGAATGACTCTGTCGAGTGTTACATGCTCGTGCATCTGGACCTTATGATTCTTCGGTCTCCTCATAAAGCCAACTTGCATGCTGAATTTGGATTCAGTTATGAAAGTAATGCCTGTCGCGCTTGGCGGAATGTCGATGTCTCGGACAATGAGAGCGAGCACTTGACCATGTCCACCTCTTATTTCTTGCGTTGGAATGATCATAAGATCCCCTTTATCTTTGGGTTGTCGTCAATCAAGTCAATCAAGTCAATCACGCCCATATCAGCAGGATCATACTCTAAGTAGAGCACGCACTTGCACAATGTCTTGATCTTATTATAGATTTGCAACCAGACCTCTTGACCCTCATTCGAGATGATCATCTGCTTGATAGAAACCAGCAAGCCAACGTCGTATTTGTTCTCTAAGGTTACTGCTGTCATGTTGCGTACGTCCATATTTTTGAAGAAGAATTCAGGGTGAAGATCTTGTGCCTCTTTTACGAATTCTTCGCATAAGTCAATTCCTGTGTAGAAGCCACACCATTTAGCAGGCATCAAGTCGAGCATTCTGCCCCACGCGCAACCGATGTCGAGTATTGACGTTTCTTTGTGGATAACTTCTGCAAGTATGTCTTTATGCTTTTTTTCTATCGCCTGCCACGTTTCGAGCTTACAGTTGTATATCCTCTTGTGTGGTTCTCTCTTGTATTTGGCGTGTCTCTCTCGCCAGTACGATGGATTGAATATATCGCGTCTATGCTTGCTCACTAATAACCTTCTCTCTGTACGTGCTTGATCAGAGTCTCGCACCTGTGAAAGTATGTATGCTCCTTCTCTGTCCTCTCAAGAGCATTTTTCATGATATCAATGTGCTCTGCTGGTTGCGACCGAATGGATTCAATCTGTTTGTGCAGATCCTCCATTGATGAATAAAAGAGAATTTCTGATTTATCATAATGGTGTCGCAACTGCGATGATCGAGGGTGGAGCACAAGTGCGCCAAACCCCGCAGCATTGTAGATCCGATTGCTCCAGTAGTTATTTGTCACCGGCTCAATCGGGCAGGTAACGCACAAGCTCCTTGAGACCAGCTCTTTCAAATCTTCTCTGTATAGGTCTCTCTCTACGTGCAGGAATCGATTACCATAGACCTTTTTCATCTCAGAAACGAAAGCTTGCCTACCTTGACCTCCCTTTCTGATCCCTGCAAATAAGATAGGTCCATTTTGGTTGACAGTCCAGTTATCCTCCCATCGTCCTATGATCTGAGAGTCTGCGCCCTGCGAGAGCTTGTAAACGTTTGTCCTTGTCTTTGATAACTGATCTACCCAGTCACCATCTGTGCAAAATAGATGATCAATGTGCGGTGTCATCCGTTGCATCCATAGCTTTCTGTTATTACATCTCGCACGCAGTGTAGGATCAGATGAGTAATCAACTAAGTCGAAGTACCAGCAAACACGAGTCATTTTTCCTGAAAGAGAGGATAGAGTATCACTATCTGACCACTTATGAAACAAGAGCATGTCTGCCTTAATTTTTGGTGCCTTTCTCGCGTCCCTCTCTCTGAGTTCGATTACATCATACCCCAGCTCATGAAATGCCCATGAGATCGCTTGCTCGTCACGGTTTCCACCAGCATCGAAGTTTGCTACGTATAAGATTCTCATTCGTCACTCTGTTTTTGGATTCAAATTACACAAATTCTCAATGATAGAAACGTATTCTGGTTTAATTATTTCCCATGAGCTTTGCTGCGCCCACATTTTCCCTAACGTCGAGATAGTCGTTATATCTTGAGCATAGTATTCGTCGATTTTCTCTGCGATTGACTCAGGCGAGACTATGCTCTCATCAAATTCTTTGTATGCACCACTAATAGCATTCTTTCTTACAGAAGACACTGGGATCAGTGGACTTGTAGGCAGCCAGGTATTCGCGGGGAATCGATTTGTAGCCATTACACACATACCTGCTGTGTAGGCTTCTTGTAGAGGAAGTGATAGTCCATTGAACCTGTCAGGGAAGACAAAGACATCCCCTCCTCCATCCTCTGTTGTGGCCCACAGCTCGCTTTTTGAGTGATTCCCTACTCTGACTTCGATACGTGAATCGTGATCTGTGCCTACTTCAAGAGGTCGCTGGCTTCTGATGATTAGCTTGATTGGAGACTGTACATACTTCATAGCCTCAATCAGGTTATTCGTCCCATTTCTTCCGTGCAGTCCGCCATTACCTGCATTATGGACAAATACTTTTGCTGTAGTGCGTTGGTACCACTTAATTTCTGAGTCAGCCGGAACCGTGACTTGCTTTCCATCGGGGAAGTATTGCTGATCCAGTGCAGATGGATTGATCCATAAGTCAGGTGTAGCGGGTATCTGCTTAGGCATACATTCATACATCGGCATTATGATAGTCTTGATTCCCTCTCGCCTTGCCCACTTGATCAGGTTCCAGTCAAAAGGAGTCTCAAAAAAGAGGAGCACATCGCATTGGCTGAAGATACTTTTGACCTTATTTATCCTACGCTGTTTCAACTGTTTCCATGTGACTATCGTTGTTCCTTGCGGATACCATTCTACGTGCGTGTGCCTGTAAGTGCTTGTGTGCTTGACGATGATCGGATGTATAATCAAGCCATTGTCGAAGAATGACTTTGCGAGAATTCCCAGTCCTTGATTCGTCGCGTAGACCAGAGAACCTACTTTGGTAGATAGTTTTTTCTCTGAGAAGCTGCTCATTGTTGTTCCTCTTTTCGTTGTTTACTCTTCTACCTGACGACACGCAAAATGAATAACCTCGCATCGCTGTCTGGGTAGAATTGTTTGATAGTACCTACATCCTCAAACCCATTGGCTTTATAGAAGAGATGAGCTATCCTGTTCTCAGCACGAGTGAAGACGATGACTGAGTAGCTGTCCAGATCACAATCTCTATTGATCTTTTCAATCATTTCTCTAAGCAGTCGCGTTCCCTTACCTTCCCTTCTTTCGCTGCTCACGAGGATCTCATCAATTTCTATAATCCCTCCGCTTTTCACTGACCATTCAATCGTATTCTGGTTTGATTCACTTGTGATAATCCCTTGTTCAATAATCATTCCTGCTCCTCTCTTTTCCTGTCTTGCTTGTTCCTGTTTTGCACAGCTTCGAGGATATCGCAACTGACCAGGTTATGATTCAAACAGGCTATCAGGTTGGCTAGATCTTTTGGCAAGCACTCTCCACCGAATCCGAATTTGCCATCTGGACCTGGCACCTGTGTATGCGAGTGTGCAATACGACCATCGAGCAACAGACCTTCCAGGATCAGATCCCATGACAGACCGTGAGTCATAGCGAATTGGTACATCTCGTTGAAGAACGATATCTTTGTTGCGAAGAAAGCATTTTGCATTAACTTGATACATTCACTTTCTCGACGTGAGCACATGATCACAGGAATGCCAGGAAATCTGTCTTGATAGAGATCTCGTAATAGAATACCTGTCTCTGTGTGACTTCCTCCTACAATGTTGCGCGTTGGTAGATGTGCATCAGTGACTGCACAACGAGCTGTGAGGAATTCGGGAGAGTGAATGAGATTTGGGAGCTTTCTGGTCTTTGCAATATGGGCTGTGGTTCCTACAGCTACTGTTGACTTGAGCACGAGGTGTGCTTCGTTTTCGCCTATCGCGTCGAAGAATCCATAAAGAGCTGATGTATCTGTGTAGTTGTGGCCTTCTCTCTGTGGTGTCGGGAGACAGACGAAGATCAGGTCACAACCCATAACTGTCTGTAAGTTGTCCGGGCTTTTCTCAGAGATGATGTCGTATACTCGCACGTCGTAATGCTCTACGTATGTACGTGCTGTTGCATGGCCGACTACGCCGTTCCCCACAATCCCGATTGATTTGATAGATTCAACTGCCATTGTTGTTGCTACTTTCTTTGTAGTAATAATTATTTGAAATTCCTGCTCAGCCAGTCTCTGAATGAGAAGAGGCATCTTGTCTTGTTTGGCGACCAGCTCAGAGCTGAATAGCGATCATAAGCATTATGACTGATTTCCTCATTCTTCTCTACGCTCTCGAGTGTTTTCAAGTGATTTTTAATCTCTTCTACGCACTTTACAGCGTCTTCACTTGATAGTGGATCTTCTGTCTCTCTGTCAAACGTCAAGCAAGTAACGCCCGGTTCAAACAGCTCCTGCATGTCGCAACGCCAGATGAGTCTCTTTGAGCAGATGATAGGACATTTGGCAGCGATTGCTTCAAGCAACGCGTATCCTGGTGCGTCGTTTGACTTGAGATGCACTAACGATTTTGCTGTCGATAATCTCTTGATCACGTCTTTCTGGTGGATTATCCCATCTGGGCTTCCTGTCCCGTAGATCTTGACTCCGAGCTTTCTGACTTTTTTGACGATATCCTGGTATCCCCAGCCATTCACTCCGTGGATCAGGCAAACTGGCGCGTCAAAAGTCTGAATTGATTCAAGTACTTCTCTCTTCTCATAATTATCTGTGAATGAATCAAAACCTGGGAAATGCGGCCAGAAAACGTATGTCTTATTGCGAGTCTCAAGAGGGACTGACTCCCTCAGATAGCATTGATTTGGTGTGATGACTGGACAAGGAGGATTGAGCTCGTCTCCGTGGTCGCCTCTCTCGTTGATCACATGCTCTGGCGCACCACCATTGATCCTGTACCACGCTACTCTGTTTTCGAGCTGTGGCCATGCTTTGAGGATATCGCTGTAATGCTTGTGTGCTTTAATGTCGAAGAAGATACAATCTTTGTCAATCTCTTTGCTGTCTTTAATTTCAGGTAAGTTGACGTGCGGAGCGTAGTGCATGCTCCGTTGTAAAAACTTGTTCGATAAAACGAATGTATGGCCCTCTCTCATTAGATGGTACTGCATGCTGTCCGAGAGTGTATAACATTGATAGCCTACTGCTTCCAGCATTGTGACTAAGCTGTTGACTGGTCCTGTGTCCGCTACTTGCAGAATCGCTTTTTTCATAGTTGTTGCTTTCAAACGTAGAGTGTTTTCATTGCGCCGATCATGTTGTGTGCATCAAATCCTTCTCCCTCAAAGCATGGACTGGGGTTGTGCTTCGGGTTTTGCATAGTGCTTTTCTCGCCTGTATGCTGTGTCAGAGAGGGATTATGCACGTATTCAGTATACCCTGCCTTCTTCATAGTTTCTACGATTCCGCCATCTACTGCCTTATGTCCTCTCGTTGGATGCTGCGGGCGTTCCACCATGTGCTTTCCTGAAAGGAGAGTAATAAGTGAATCGCGGTTGAAGATTAACGCTACAGCTCCTCTACCCGATTGATTTGACTTGTACCAGCCCTTGTGTCCTTGTGGGCAGACAGTCAGATTACTCCGAAAAGTGAATAAGTTCCAGTATCCCTTATCTGGGAATTCGCACGAATCGAGGTAGTCGCGGAGGTTCTTATAAGTCACAAAGTCGTCCTGAAAGATAGCATATCTGTCTGATCCTGGCTCTCTAATGTACATCTCAAGAGCTGTCAAATACCAGTGCCCGAATGTCCTGATTCTCTCCCCACGACACCATGTTTTGAATCCAAATTCAGCGTATAGAGTGGGATCACTGCAATCGTCAACTGATAGTATCGGCTTGTCGAATCCTGCAAGCCTCAACGATTCGAGCGTACGCGGTAGGAGATTATCTCTCCTTTCAGGAACAGTTGTCACGGCATAGGTCCATCGTAGCTTGCTCATTGTTGCTCTCGTTTTTGGATTCAGATCTCAGGGATTGACTTCAATATCATCTAGCGGATTCTCAATCACACTCGTATCTGGAAGGGGGATACTGTCATCAATATCTTTTCTGTAAACGAGCCATGCGTCACCATCTGGGCCAATGTCTAACCCGTTCGACTTCAGGTAAGCCAATATTTTGAACAGGATATTCATCTCTTCTTCGACGGACTTGTACTGAGACTGCCTCTGTTCTTTCTTGCCTTGCATATCCTTGTACGCAAGGTATTCAGGCTCTTTTGCTTGGATCTCCTCCAATGTCGGTGGTTGTCCTAGTCTGTCTATATTCCACATTTTTATAAACGAACCATTACCGTTGTCTCTCACTTCCCAGTCGATTAGAGGTATCGTGTCAGGATACATATATTCGATAACTGCTGCCATATTTTCCATTTATCTGATCTCGTGTAAGCCAAGGTAAGGATACATCCAAGGTGAGCTTGTTTCTGTGTTGTGGGTGCTTCCTTCTGTCTGATAGAGCAGAAGCGCGACTGTATCTCCTGCTGACAACTCTATGAAATAACTAACGTCAGCATGGACATTGCCGTTAGTCGTGCCAGAGTTGAGCAGGAACCATTTAGGTGTCGAACCATTTACGTCGATCCCTACCCACAATTCCTCGCCAGCATCCAGAGCGTTGGAGAGATACCATCCTCCTTGGATATGGTAGATCCCATCTCTTTTAATATCAATTCTGTTGTTAGTTGTTGGATCTCCGATACCTCCTTTGTCATAGACTTCTTCATTCAGTAAAGCGTTTGTTGTCGTTGCATGAGGCACTGAACGCGCAGTATTTCGTCTAAGTAAGCAGGAATGAGGTTGTCGATGGTCCGCGATTGTATACCACTCAGAGCCATCACAGTAGATCCTCACAGCGTCGTAAGGAAGGTAAAGAATCATAGAAGATTCATCATCGATGGTCTCTGCGCCATCGGGATCAATGGTTACTAGACTGGAACCTGTTGACGTTTTTGCGATATAGTAAGTCAGTCCTGTATTGCCTGATGCTGCCGGGAGAGTGATTGTGAGATCGCTGCCACTGTCACATAAAACAACGTTGTCGTCTTGATCGAGTGTAATGCTGCTCGATGTCTGGTTTTCTTTGAGCTTGAGGGAGCCGTTGATATAGATTGATCCCTTTGTTGCATCACTCGTTGACTGTAGCTCCAAGTCGTCGCCTGAATCAGTGCCGCCTATCGCTACCTGTCCTCCAGATCTACCTGCGAGTAATAGGTATTGTGTGTGGTCGTCGTCGCCTTTACCTGTTGTAGTGCCATGATCAACTGTACCACTACCAGCAGTGACACTGGTAACCAGTCCTTTTTTAACTGTGACACTACTCGGACTGGCATAGGTTCCGGTATCTCCTTTATTACCTGCGGAGTCATCAGTGACGTATATTTCAGAAACATCTAACACTAATTGAGAACCATCTGCTGTACCAGCCACAAGATAGATAGCTGCTGTTATTACTGGTTCTGACACAGAGACGGCTAGGGTTAATGCTCCTCCACTAGCACCTGTCTCTGCTGGCCCCTCAGCAAAGAATACTCTTGCGTGTGCTGGTGTCCCTGTATAACTTCCGTCTGCTATAACCACGGATTCATCAGGCCAATATGAGTTATAGCTCTCTACACTGGTAATACCGGAACCAGGGACTAAATACGATTCTGTTTTCGCTGTTAGACCTGATTCAAATGTTTTGTGTCCTGTAAGAATCTGTGATGTCTGATTCACGACCCCATTTTGTATAGTAGACGCATCTTCAATTGTGATATCAACAACATTAGAAGATGATTGACTGTATGATAGACCTTGTGACTCATCTAGTCGGATTTTAGTTGTGTTTGCATAAGAAGGTGATTCCGTGTCATCGTCTGTGACCGTTATTCCTAGCCCGCTCTCTGACGATCCACCCGATATCACACCACTTGTGAACCAATAACCAAACGGATCTTTCTGCACAAGTATCCATTCGTCCCCATCAATTGATGAATTTCCTAAGTTGTATACTGTTCGCGTTGTTGTTTGCAGAGGAATCAAATTAACATCGCCACCAGTCTCTACGATCCTGTACAGGTCACAGTCTGCACTACCAGGATGATCTTCAATAGCTGTGCCTGTCTCTTCTGTGACTGCGCTGATTCCTCCCGATGGCGTGCGAGCAACGTAAACATCAGGCGTTTGCATTGACTGATCAGATATCTGTCCTCTGAGCTGTGTATTCCCTATTGTGTCTCGCCATGCGTTGACTACTTGCTTGAGAACGCGGATATCATCTTCAGAGAGTAAGTACCTTCCCGCCATGTTTTCTCCTGAAAGAGAGTATATCTATGTGATCATATTGCGTGTATGATGCTCGATGCTGTCTCTTTCTGGCATCTGAGATAATATGCTTGTCCCTGTACTGGCGTGAATGTCACATCTTCGCCAGGTCGCACTTTGAGTATTGGAAGATAAGCGAGCTGATGGGGTGATTTTATACAAACTTGGAGTATTCTGTTCGCTATCTTCTCTCGCTCTTCCTCTGTTGGAATCCTGTTCAGGTCTTTACCTTCGACGTTCTGGATAATGATCATCTCAGGATCATCTATCCATCCTGTATCAAGCTCCTGCGCCTCTTCTCCTACTATTTTCCAACGAGTATAGAACTGCTCTTTCGTCTTGAGCTGTCTGTCAAACTTCGATGTCACCTGATTAGGGTTGCGCCCATGTATCTGATAATAGAATTGCTGTACGATTGTTATCTTTGAATCTGAGTTGCTCATTATTGTTGCTCTCTTTGTCGAGTTTTTGGATTCAAATTTTGCTGTCTCACACCTCGAATGCATTGACGACGACGACTACACTGGCTGTGTTTGCTTTGAACATAAGCTTGTTATCTGATGCACTTGTGCCCGTGCCTGTGCCAGCGTACTCTTCTTGAATGTTCTTTGAGAGTCTGATGATATAGCTCTCGCCAGGAAGTAGCTCGCCAAGTGGGTAGAAGATCGACGCGCCAGCATCCCAGATACCGTATTCGACATAGTTTGTCTCATCAATGTTAATGATCTCGCAGATTCCAGGAGTAGTTAGCTCACTGAAATCTACCTCTGTGCCATCGACTGTTGCTGTGATCGCACCTGGTGATGGTCCCTTTGCTCCTGCCATATCTGCTCTGTATGCGTTCGTCGCACTTCTGTACTTCAGATTGCTCTGATTGATAACCAGGTTACTTGTGATTTGAATTTCGTCGGCCATGTTGCGCCCTCTTTTTCTTTCTTCTCTATCTCTGACTTACCCAATAGTTGTTGGAATGCCAAGCTGTAGGAAGTCGGCTCCTGCGTATTTCTCGACTGTGATTTTTGCTACAGGTCCAGTGCTTCCTGTTCCGATAGCTACATCTGCTGGTAGTCCTGAACCATTAAGCACGACGTTTGCAGGATTACCTTGCCTGTCAAGATATCTATCAAAGTGCTGCGGGTTGTCAGCGTCTGGAGGAGAACCATCAATATTGTCGAGTGTCCATGATCCGTCTGTACCCCAGTGTCCGTGCAGTACTTTCGTGCCTTCGTCGAGCAGATCTCTGTCCCATGTGTCAATATTCAGCTCGAATGTGAATATCCGTTTGTAGTACACAAGACAGTTCCCGTAGAACTCTGATGACCATTGAATGTTAGTCAACTTGATAGTTCGCTCAGAGTATCCCCACAGCACATGGTTGTTGACCGTGTCTTGCAAGCTCGTTAGCGTGAATAGCTCAAGGTCTGCGACGTGCTGCTCAATTGTGACTGTAGGTCTGTTCGCGTCGAATTCTACTTGTGGCCCTCGGAATGCTTCATGTGCAGAGTTTGCGATAGGATCACCATTCCTATCTTCGTAGGCTTCCTCTGTGAATTTGGTGAATCCTCCTGATAATCTCTGAGGTTGTAAGAGAGGATTATCAATCTGTTGATCGCGACAATCAGGCATAGGCTTCGTGCTGAATGTATTCTCAACCTCAAAGTAATTCCCTGTAGAGGATGACTCGCTCCCTGTAAGCACCTTATAAGGTCTCACTGATGCTTGAAGACGACAGTAAGCGAGTGTATCGATATCACTCTTGACTGACCAGAGAGAACCGGGAACAGGGAGGCCAGGAGTCTGTAGTGCGTTAGCTGGACCGTCTAATGAGCTACCTTTGACCAGGCTTTTGAGCTTATACTCTCTGTGTCCCTCACTGTCTCGCGAGCAATCCCAATCAAGCTCGCCTACGTAGGTCATTACCATGATGTTGCTACCTCTTTTTCGCTATCTTTATGTGATCCTCGTTATAGACCTACACCTATGACCGTTCCACCTGTGCTCTTTCCTTCTGCGATATCTTTGAGGTGCTGCCTGATAGCATCAAGTAGCTCAGTATTCTTCTTCCCTGGTCCTACATCTGCGAATGCTGCGCGTAATCCACCAGCACTAATAGTCCCTGTATTCACTCCTCCGTTGCCTAACGCATTGAAGTCTTGAGGTGCAAACGGATTAACCGGCGGAACGAAAGGCATATCTTTCCTCTTGCTCATGCTCTTCTGAGCCAGTCCTGCCGAGTCTCTGTACTGCCTGATACGTGCTTGTGCTTCTGCGCTGTTGAATCCTACGCCAGTCATTCCTTTTAGTCTGTTGCGCGTATCGTCTGCTGCACGTCCAACGTCTTTGATACTGTCCTCAACTTCTTTCACAGCTTTTTTGTATGTCTCAGCATCAATATGACCCTCATCGAAGAGCTGAGTAATGCGAGTTTTCTCTATCTGGGCTTTCTTTGCTGGGTCCATAAATCTCTGTTTGAGAAATTCTCCTTCTCTCTTCTTATCACTCTCAATTCGACGCGCCTTTTGCTGTGCAGCTTCTTTGTCTTCTAATGCTTTGCGAGCTTTCTTATATTTCTCCAGTGCCTTTGTGACTTCTGCCAGCTCTTTCTTTGTCGCACCTGCACTTTTGATTTTGAAGATATCTTTCTCAAAACCTGACATTCCAAGCGTGTCAGTATATCTTTTCAAGTCAGAGATAAGCTTGTCAGTCTGCACTTTGATGTGCGTTCGATCTTCGCGGGCTTTCGTGACTTTCTTCTCTTGCTCTTCGATCTTCTTTAGCTCTTCCTTGATACTGTTCAGTGCGTCGCGGTGTGCTTGTGCTTCTCGCGTGTGCTGCTTGATCCTTGCTTTTTCATCTCCTTGAGCATCGCCACCACCAAAGAAATTACCTATATTTCTGCCAACATCGCCGATGAAATTCTGGTCTGCTATTTTCTCTTTATGCTTGTTGATCTCTCTGTTCCGTGCTTCAAGCATATTATTACGTTTTTTCATCTCCTTATTGAGAATATCTTTTTTCTTTGCGAAGTCATCTTCTGCGTTCGATGCTTCAATAGCTTTGAGTGTGCCTTTATCATAAGATTTGATCATCTGATCTGTGAGATTCGTTGTCTCTTTAAGGGATTCGTTCAATCTGTTTGCCGCTTTTGCAGCCCCGAGAATATGGTCTCGAAAGAGCGTTACTGCTAACGCAACAGCACCTAGTCTCAATCCCCATTTTGTGACTGCCCCACCTGCTGTGTTCATCTTCGCAGCAAATGCACCAATCTGTAGCGCGAAGATAACTTTTCTCAGGGCTACGAACGCGAGCAAGAGAGGACCAATTGCAGCAGCTAAACCAACGATGAAACCAATAACAGATTTTATTGTGGGGCTCAGATTCTTGTATCCAGCGATGACCGATTGAAGACCTTTCGCCAGTACTCCAAGTATCGGCGCAAGTTGTTGGCCAATTGCGATGAAGACATTTGTGATATCTTCTTTTAGGAGCTTCATCTGATTGGCGAAGCTCTTCATCTGGAATTCTGATACCTTCTTCGTTGTGTTAGACATCAACTGCATTTTCAGAGCGTATTCTGTCATCGCGTCAGATGTGCCGATCAAAGGAAGGATAGATTTTTGTGCCAGTGTCTGGAATCCGAGCAAGTCAAGTGCAGCTACTCGCTGTGGCTTAGTCATATCCTTGAAAGCGACTTCCATATCTTTTACGATGTGCCTGAGCTTACGGAAGTTACCTTGTGCGTCAACAAGCTTAATACCTAGTGACTCGAATTCTGCTTTATTCGTTCTCGCTGACTTTAGCAGGAGTCTTGTTGCGCGACCGTACAGGTTGCCAGCTTCAGCAGCTTTCTTTCCTTTGTCCGCATAAGCTGCGAGGACGACCACGATCTCCTCAAGCTCTTGGCCAAACTCGCGACCTGCTGTAGCCGCATCTGCTGTCAGTGCTTGTGCGAATTGTCTTACTGATGCGTTAGCGAGCATGTTTGCCTCAACTAGCGCGTCAGAGAGTCTGATCATGTTCTCCATATCTTCAGCAGCGTTCTTTGAGCTCAAACCTAATGCGGACTGTGCGTCAGTCAATAAGTCTGTGGCTTCTGTCATGCTGAAGTTACCAGCAGTCGCAAACTCGGCAACTCTTGGAAGCAATGCCATAGCTTGCTCAGCGTCCTTACCCGCTGATGCGAGGAAGAAGAAAGACTCTGCTAGCTCACGAGCTGATTGAGGCATTTTGGTAGAGAGCTCAAGTGCTTGATCAGTCATCCTCTTCTGCTGATCTGCTGTCGTTTTCATGATTGATAGCGAATTAGTCATCGCACTATCAAAGTCAGAGAACGCTTTGACACCTAATGCACCAAAGGCAATGAGAGGAAGAGTGATTTTCTTGAATAGAGATTTGCCCTCGTCTTCTATCTTCTTGACTGACGCAGTGAATTGCTCCTCTACCTGACTTATAGTCTTTTTGAATTGATCGGCGTTACCTTGAATTCTGATCAGGAGCTTTCCGATGTCTTGCGCCATGATTACTCCTCATTCTCTTTCTTCATAATCTCTTTGATGACAGGTGAGATGTCTTCTGGCTTGCGAGTCTTCCTCACGGCTGGCGTACCTATCGCTCGTTGATGGGCTCTGCGTCGGTGTGGTGTGCTTGCCAGCATCTTGTTTTTGGATTCAGAATCCGACGATTCGCCAGTTTTTTTCCTGAAAGAGAATATAAAGTCTGAGACCTTAATTTCGTTTGGCTTTGTAGACAAAACGCGACTCACTTCACACGCTATCTGAGCACTGTACAGATTATCTCTTGAGACTTCCTCGAATCTCCTACCGTAGTGCTCGATGTACATAAGCAAATCAACGTGTGAGAGTTTGTCAATCATCTCCCAGATTGTCAACCCTTGAAAGTATTCTCGTTGGATAACAAATAACAGCTCCAACGAGCTTACTCGTTTTTTACCTCTTCCTCATGCGCCTTCTCATCTTCCTCGTTGCTGTCGATCAAGCTGTTATCCTTAACCCATTTGACCATAGGTTCTACAATGCGGTTCGGCCATGCGAGCAATGTATCTACGTCTACGTGCTTGCTTGTTTCGTCGTGCGTTATGCACAGAGAGAGGAGGAATGTGTCGAGAATTGACAGGTCTTTAATACCTATGACTTTCCCTTCTTTCAGGACAGTACAATCAGCGCGTTTGTTTTCGTAGAGTCGCACTACGTTTGCAGATGCTTCTGTGAGTGTATATTTCTCGTCGTCAATGATTGCTGAAATTGTCTTGAGTGTCTTTGAGAAATTGAACATTGTTGCTACTCTTTCGTAATATCTTGTGTGAGAATTTCCTGGTTAGCAAAAAGAAAAAACTGACTATGTTCCTGATACCTCAGTCAGCACAGGTCCAGCCTCAACATCGTTATCTGGATCCCAATTCGTCGGTTGGATTGTTACGCTCGCTTCGGGTTGCTCACCTTCTGTCAGATCACTTGGATCGAATAGCTGTAAGTATCCGAAGAAATCGTAAGTTGATCCGTCTGGGTAGTGTATCGTGATGGAGCCCTCTTGATTAATGAGATTATTGTCAATATTGTTGGCAACGTTTGGGTCGTAGGCAACGGTTAGTGTGACAGGTGTCAAAGTCTTGAGCGATCTGCTCCGCATTGTCCGCCATGCTGTGTTGCGCATAGTCGTTGTTTCGATTGGATCACCGCCATCTAATCCTGGTGGCTTAACTGACTTCTCCCATAGTGAAACATCGGGGTCTCTCTCGAACGCGATTGCACATGAAAACCCATCGTGCAGAGCAATTCCTGACGGGGTAGATAGTGCTGTGGTTGTAGGATTTGCCATTTTTCTCCTCTATTCTGAATTTGGATTCAAATTTCGTAGCTTGATGTACTGTCTTTTATGCTGTCTGTCGTATTGAAGCGAGCACATTAAGTGTAAATATGACTCGTTTGCTTTCTGGTGTCTCTTGTCCTATATTCAATGGTCCTGATGCAATTGTGACTGCGGGGATTACGTAACGGTTTGCGTCGATTCCTACTGTTTCATTTGCAACCGACTCATCAAGTGAGATCGCGATATTGTTAATCTTCTGCCAGCCTGTAATGTGATCCGTTGCTCTCACTCGCACCTGTGCTCCGTAGTGATTCTGACGTTGCCCTCCTTTCATGAATTTCCCATGATCTTTGTGCGACGTAATAAAAACAGTAATACAATTGTCGGGATTAGGTGGCTCTTGACTCGTGTACACTGGCCACACAGAAGGAGGAGTAGAGGGGAGAGTACCGAGACCTAAATCTATGATGAGCTGCCCCACAATCTCATCAATAGGATTTGTTAGCAGTCCCGGCATCTCCTTGTTCTCCCTTCTTGTTTCGCTACTTGTTCCCTGTCAGGTTACTTTTCATAGATTCAGCTAACGCGCCAAGCACAGGAGACGTAATTTTCTGACCGATCTCTGTAGCTGCTCCCGATGTCGATGCTTTCAATAAGCTCTCAATGCGGGCTGCAAGATTCTCTGTCGTGTCTGTTGGCTCTGGCCATGCTGGGGATTTCTCACAAGCAACCAGATAGTGGAAATACGCTCGTAGCACCTCGGCAGTCATGTTGATGTAATCAACGATTACCTTTTCTTTCTCGATCTCCATATTGAGAGGTAGGTCTACTTTGACTTTGCTCATCAAGTCAGCAGTCAATCCTACAGCAGCGTTGTATAGTTGTCCTTCTAGTGACATTTTTACCTCCCTCCTCTTTTCTTATTCCTGTTGTACGCTTTTGTGTCTTCTCTTCTGTAGATAGAATTCTTGATGTCCGATGTATCAATTACGCTCGGCGGTCTCGCTACAGGAGGAGCTGGTACTGGTCGTGGCTCAGGAGGAGCTGGTGCAGGATCAGGAGCTTTCGGTGTAGGAGATAGTACCGTTACTCCGTTAAATGGTGGCTTCACGAATGTCCATCCCTTACACTCGCCTTCTGTACATGGATAGAGGATCAAGGGAGTCTCTGATAGAAGGCCTATTTTTGAAGACGGCACTTTGATGACGTGCGGTTCACCCTTTCTGTCTACCCATCTGAATGCTTGCATATCAATTGCCTCAACTGATCCCTCTACAATCGAGTGCTTGAGCAGTGCAAATCCCAGTGCTGGTTTCCCGTCGCTACCCGTGAATCGGTAGGTATCACCAATAACGTACAAGTTCCTCACGTCTGTAGGCTTTACCCAGGGTTCGATTACTCTTTGCGCCCACGTCTTTCCTGAAAGAAAGAGATAGAAGATAAGAAACATGGCCACAGTGAAGATCGCCCACTTTGAATGGTTTGTGACTCTTTGTTCTTTGTTCATACTTTTGCTCCTTTTTTCTGATTTTGAATCCAAATTCGTTATTGTGCGTGTGTGCGTTACCTGTACAAAGCATTCCTGATCACAGTCAGTCGCTGATAAGGAGGAGAGCTAAGACGGATAAAAGGCACACCACCAACGTCTGGCGTTACTCCTGGGCTCCCCTCAATTCTCGGCGTAGGTGTGATGCGAGGACTGCCTTCTGTTGGCGGAGTTATTCTGGGACTACCCTCTATGGGTGGTGTGATACGTGGATTACCTTCTACAGGTGGCATTACTCTGGGGTTGCCTTCGACTGGTGGAGTCACACGAGGATTACCTTCCACCCTGGGCTGATATCGTGGCGGAATGATGATTACTTGTGGCGGAGGTGCTGGAATTACTTGCCGTGGCTGTACCTCTCTCCGCAGTCTCTCTTGCCTCAACTGTTCTTCCAGGTCTCGGATACGTCTGTCTGTCCTCCCTCTCCAAAAGAAGCACGAATTTTTGACTGGTGTTGTCTCATTCTTGACTTGCGCAGTCAGTGGAGCTGCGATTGTCGCGAGAACTAGAAACAATAATAGCTTTTTCATTGTTGGCTCGTTTCTTCCTCTGAATGTCTTGTTACTTTTTATACAGTGTGTGGTAAAATCGACCGATTCTGTAAGATACGACACTTCAGCATGGTGGCGGAGGTTGTGGCGTAGAAATCGGCGATGTTGGCAACGGAGCACGTCTTGCTATCGGAGAATACGCTTTTGGTTGTGCGTAGTATTGTTGCTGTGGTGTACTAATGCGTTGTTGTGCGCGTCTGTAACCAGGCACTAAATCTGGCTTTACTCTGATCAGAAAGTTGATGATCCTGTCATGACTCAAGTAGATACCTCTTCTTCCGTTCGTCAGCTCGAATCCTTTAACGATCCCGACAACGTAGCCTGTGCGACTGTCAAACAGACCTCCTCCTGACCTACCTGGTACTGGTCTCCCTCTCGTGTACGTGAATCCTCTTGTTTCATCTTGCACAATAAACGTCTTGTCAACTGTGACTGGCCATCTCATTTTGTCGTAGCCTGACGAGTAGACACTTGTGCTGTAGCTGAACCCAACAGGAGCAACAGAGCAGTAATAATACGTTCCGTTGTTGATCTTGATGAGAGACAAGTCATCACGCGCCGACACAGCTACCAGAGTAGCTGTAGCTCGTCTATTAATTGCATATTTTTGCGGAACAGAGTGAGTGACTATCGGCTTGCGAGTCAAATTTGGATTCAAACTCATGATGCCTGGTCTGCCATCAGGTGGGTATGCAAACATATGCGCACAGGATAGAAGCCAGCTCTCTTGCTTATTCGACGCGATGCAAACAGCACTTGCTCCGTGTGACTGAACACGAATGACAGCTAGTGATGGTCTGTATCCTCCTTGAGCTTTTCCTGAAAGAAAGAGAGATACCAGAACATAGACGACAACGATCAGCACAACGTAGTAAATTGTAGCTTTTGCCAGCATCTGCATTAATGTCGGCTCGTTGTCCTCTCGTCTTCTATTGTTGTCATAAATGTGATTCATTGTTTGCTCACTTTTTCTCATATCTTGTGAACGCGCTGGCCCTCAATGCCCCCGTATCGACAGGGACAAGCAACTGTGCTTCTCGTTGGATTCTTAGCCCTGCAACGAGTAATGCTTTTGATAGTGTTGCTTTGGCTTTCATAGCCGCAGCTATCAGTTGTCTCAGCTCTTTTTCCAGCTCGCGTGCGGGTTGCTCCAAGTACTTTGCTTGCCCTACTCTGTGAGGTGTTTTCAAGTCTTCATGTACTTTCAACGCATACTTTTGTGTGAAGCCGACTATCACACTCGGATTACCAGACCTTCCTCCGTATTTCCTTGAGGCTGAACCAAGAGCCCTACTAACGTCTTTCAGTCCTTCGATCTTGATACCAATCATGTTGCTGGTGTGTCCATGAAAAATTTCAGACCTAAGTTGTATCTTGTATTCCTGTTTTTCAGGTCTGGGACAACGTTTTGTGTTACTACATACATAACATTTGATTCGTTGCCCTCACTCCCTGTCCCGAGCCAGTCCTCACTTGTCCCTAACCACATCTGATCGCCTATGTTGACCTCTTCTCTCGTTACTACTGTGGCATCCAGTGAGATAGTGTTTCCTTGTTTGTCGAGAGCCTCTGACTGTACGTATTCCCATCTAACAGCCAGCTCTGAGTATGCGCCTACAGTCTCGTTGCCAAACTTATCATAGCCTGTTTTGCTCCACTTAATAGCGGTTTGACACAAGTTGTCGTGTTCTAGTGGCGGCATTACAGCTCTGCTCCTCTGCTCTCTTGCTGTGACTGCCACACACGATTTGAGAGAGCCACAACGTACTCCTCGATATTGTGGAAGTTATACAAATCTTGCCAGAATCCCGTACTTTTGAAATTGAGCAAAACGTACTTAAGTCTGTCCCAGATCCTCGCCAACAGTGGCCATTTGTCGCATATCTGATTACTCAAATTGATGTAGAGCCTCTTCCCACAATGCCTGTATCCGGCTATCATGAAAGGCACACCAGGGACAGGGTCGCACTTGTTCACTACTCGCAGAAAAGTGTCGTCTGTGAGCAGCTCGTCTGCTCGATTTGCTGTAGCCCCGTCGCACCACCTGGGACTGCCAAATGAGTGGATACCCGATATATCTTCTCCCAGTCTCAATCCGAGAATGGAAGCGATTGCAGCTCCTGCTGAATGTCCAGCCAGGTACACTGGCATTTTCTTTCCTGAAAGAGAGTTATATCTACCCTCTTCTGATCGTTGCTTCAGCCCTCTGATCACTTTCGCTATCTCAAATATGATCTGCTCTGATGACTCGTAAAATCCTCTGTGAACCTTAAGATCAGGTGCTTCGGGTAGAGAGACTTTTTGAGCCCAACAGTTACGCGCCCATTCAGTCAGATTCTCTGTACCTCTAATGGCGATGATCGTATATTCTTGCTTTTCATCTACCAGTGCTTCGACTGTTCCTCTTCTGATTGTGTGGATAGTGTGGTGGTCATATGATCTACGGCACGTCAGAGCTGATTCATAAAGTAAGCTGTAATCAATCTCGTTTTTGGATTCAAATTTTATCATTTGTTGTTTACTCGCTTACTTACTCAGCATTCTTTGTGGCTAGTCTCTGCTCTCATAGTCAATCTTCTCGCTCTGTGGCTTTCCTAGCCATTTGATTCTTGCTCTGCTCCTCTTCATGATCATAGAAAGGCAACCTGAATGATCTAAGTCTTGCGCTGTCTGTCCGTACTTTGTCGCGTCAATATTCATACCTGTCTGACCATGAAAGCTACCTGATGCACCTCCTGTTGACTTGCTCGCGTATGTTTGATCTGACATACAGTAGAGGTGTGCTGCTAACCATGCCTCTACTATTGTCAGCTCAGCGTCTGTCAGTGTGATGCCTCTCGTTGTCGCGCACGTCGCTACCCTATCCACCATTGCAGTTGCCGCATTGATGAACGGGGTAAGACTGGGCGTACTGACTGTATCGTAATCTTTCCCAGGTGTCAGCAGCGCGATAACTTCATCGGAATCTGTTCTTGCCATCCGTTACATTCCTTTAAGGAGCACTTCGATAAGCTCTTCTTTCGTCGTCGCAGCACCTATATCAATTTCTTCCTCTGACGCGATATCAAGCAGTGACTTCTTCGACATCTTACCCAGGGCTCTGCGGAGGTTCTTTGTCGTCGCGTCTTCTTTTTCTTCTTGTGGTGGTGATAGTGATTCGTCAACGTCTTGCTGATCCGAGACACTTTCAGGATCTTGAGAGTGTGATTCTTCAATATCTTCAAGCTGTGCCTGTGGCTGTTGTGCTTGTGGTCTACGTCGCCTTCTTTGCGTTCTCTCTTCTTGACTATCATCGTCAGAGTATCGGTGGATTCTCTCGAATTTGATAGATCCTGGTTGGTTGAATTTCTTCTCCAGGTTGATGTTTGTCTCGACTACATCCCCAGGACTGTAGACCACATTTTTCCTTGCGACTACTTTCCTCTTTCTTTCAGGATCGGTATTGTCGATAACCATTACCTGATTGCCATGCTTGTCGATGACTGGCTCTGCTTGTGCGTGCCTACCTCTGATTACTCGGAACTGCATATTGTTGCTCCTTTTTTTTGATTTTTCTTTTTTGGATTCAAAATTCACTTTTTCTTTTTTATCTTTGCAATAGCGAATTTACCTGGAATGGTCCATGTCTGTATCTGTACGGGGATTTTCTCCAGTTTGGAATTTACAGCCATGCTCTCAAGAATTTTATACCGTATTTTGTCCTCCTTCAGTAGCATTATCCTGTTGAATCCTTCAATATGCCGTGCTCTGATCTCAGGATCAATAATAAGAGCAAGACCGTATCCCATTACTTCTTTTTGAGAATACCCGAATAACTTTTCAGCCCCATCGCTCCATACTTGTATGATCCCTCTGTAATCGACTACTATAAATGCCTCATCGGAATGCTCGATTATTGTTCACATCTTCGCTCAGAGAAGTGATATTTCTATCGACTTTCGTTGCAATAGATCTCGTCTCGTCTATCGATGAAGAAACGCTCCGACCGATCATTGTTGCGGCGACGATTGACGTAATCAGTAAGACCGTCAGAATCGTTGCAAGCACTGTTTGGAATCTGTGATTTGATTTAATAATCAAGTCATTGATCATAGGTTCCGTAGGAGGAGGAAGAGGAGGAGGAGGTAATGGAGTAGTCATTTGCTCTCGTCTTTTTTAGATAGATTCTTTGTGCTGTTGAGACTTTGTAACTGCTCGATCAGCTCCCTCAGTATCGTTGAATCGATGCGCATTGCCACAATTGCCTCACTGTTATCCTTGATAACTTTTTCCAGTCGTATTACCTGATCCTCTGCTTGTTTGTCTCTCAATTGCAAGTGCTGGAAAAAAGCTATCCTCTCTTCCCGTCTCTCATCAGCGTGTCTTCGCTCCGTCGCGGGGATGTACTTGCTGATGAGATACCAGCAGAGCACAATAGCTATTGAGCCGACACCTACTTGCGAGATTAGAGAGACCCATTCAGGGATCAGAGAGGAGAACTCTGCGAAAGCCATAAAACACCACAATTAGTAGAGTGAGTGAGCTTGAAAAGTTAGCTCGTTGTCGCGTGCAACAGTCCACACTTTCCAGAAAATTCACTCCTCAATTGAGGCACTTGAATAGCCATGACTTTGAAATTCTGCCTGAGACCTCCCATCGACTCCCATTGCACAGTCGTGATATTCATACCGTTCACGGCTCGCGCAACGTCTGGAGTCATTTGGACCATGATCATCGTGTACGGATTCGTGCTTGCTGTAAGGAAATCCAACCGTCGCACGTCCTCGATACCTTCGATAGTCCTAAGTCTATCTCGCAGTGTCTGGTATGGCGCACCTGTGCTTGTCACGTAGTAATCATTATCCAGATATTGATCCCAGTCCGTAGAGTGGTAGATCATGAACGGTCCATAGAAGAAGTCGTCGTAAAGCAGCTCCCTCATGGCTAGCACATCGTTGACCGTCGAATTCGGATTCGTCCCTGTTGGAGTCGTCAAGCTCGTATAAGTAAGTCGATCAGTAAAGTTTGTGTAACCCCATACTTTCGACGCGTTGGAGTATCCACCGACCAGTGTAGAGTTACCTCCGTAAGTCACTCCTGTCTGCGTGCCGATCAGCGTCTTTTCAATCAGCTCGCCTACTCGTCTGCCAGCAGCTTCTGCTTGTGTCAGATCCAATGGTGTGCCTGAATTCCTCGATACTCTCAACCGTCTCTCACTGAAATGAAAGTCAGAGTGAGTGATCGGGAGAGGCAGACCTTCGAGCTGGAATTTTGGCGCATCTGTTGTGCTCTCAGTCAGTGCGTCCATATCGACAACAGCTTGACCAGGATCACTCATGGTCTCGTGCTCAAGAATCATTTTGGCCATTCCGTTGAATCCGCCAAAACTGTTCCTTGCTGATAGATCAGACCATGCTCTCAGTCGTTGACGAGCTGCTCGGAGGACTACTCGATCCATCTCCAGCCAGTCGTCTTTGCGTAGCATCGTGGCATTGAGCACAGGAGTTGACACTCCTCTGTGCATCAGGTCGCTGACATAGAATTTATGGAAGATTGGGCTCATTCTTCCTTGATCGTCTCTCTTGACTCTCCCTGTGTTGAGAGTGACGCACCTTTCTCCGTGCTCATCGAAATAAGGACGAAGCAAACCAGGGTCAAAATCAATGCTCCCCAGTCTCTCAGCAACTTCTCCGTGAGCGTTGCCATTCATAATGAAATCAGTATTTGCGAACAATATGTTCTCCTTTGTCTTGTTTCGTATTTGGATTCAAATTCGGCAACCCGCCCACTTCTCCTGAAAGAGAGTAGTAGCTCAAAAGTCTGTTAATAGCCTGTGTAAATGCACCTCATCAGATGGTCGGCTGTTGGATCAGTTGCTGCTTCCATGACCATAAATGGCTCGCTTTCAGGTGTGCCAGCTGTTGCAATCAGCTTGCCATCGCCATCATTCACGATAGCTAAATCACCGATAGCCCAGTCATCCCCTGTTCCTGAGATGTCAAGAAATCTCATGTTCAGCTCGTCACCAATCGCGGGGATGATGCACTGGCAGATTGTTCCTGTCACATAAGCATCGTCGTTTGTCTTGCCTTGATGGTGGTCATTGTCGAGCACGATCAGCGGACCTTGTGGGCGGTTCCCATCGGCATCACGATTATATGCTTCGACAGTGAATTTCCCGTTGACTGCCGCCGTGCCAGCCTGGATCTGCATCACAGTTCCAGGCTTATCAGTGCCTGAAATAATGGCTTCAAACTTGCGACCATTGCAGATTAATGCAATTTCGTTCCCTAGCGCCATACTGTTTTACTCCTTTGAGATTGAGTATCTGTTGTATAATTTGTCTTGTGTCGTGTAGTTGTCTTGTGTTGCTGTTAGTGGCTTAGCTCACTGCTTCTGAGAGATCCATAGAAGGAAGAGGAAGAATATCCTCTTCACTGCTGCTCCTGTTCTGGACTGATCCCTGACCTCCGTAGACTGGTGGGAGCAGTGCTTTCTCGTCTTCCTTCCTCCCTGCCAGTTTCGACAAGTCGCGGAGCAAGCCCAGGTCCATCTGTTGAAGCTGCTCTTTGCTGAATGGATTCTCAGCATTCTCCGTGATAGATGTAATGAGTGAATCTCTCTCTTGTTGCTCGATTCTCACAGCGTTATTCCACACACTGCGAGCTTCAGCAGGCATACTTTCGAGCCACTGTTTCAAGTCAACAGCAGGTAACTTGTCTTGTTGTGCTGGTTGTGAGGTCTCTTTGTTTGTAGTCTGTTGTGACTTGGTTTGTTGTGGCGCGGGATTCTCAGTCTTCTTTTTCAGAAACTCAGCAAGATCTGCGTCAGTCGGCTTCTTACCGTGAATTGTTTCGTATCCCTCACGCGCTGCATTGGCTACAGCTTCATGTTGTGCTTGCTTCTCTGCATGTTCTTTGAGATACGTCAACCGTTCATCAGAGAGCTGATTGAGTGTCTCTTCTTGCCCTTTCCAGCAGTCGCAGTTGCTTACCAGGTAAGTTATAATTTCTTGTTTGCTCATATCTTTTGTATCTCCATTTGTGGTTGTTGGTGTCGATGACTCGTTCTTGACTGGCTTGAAAGTCGTTACCCTTGTAACCTCACGCGGACTATCGCTTGATAGAATTGCTTCGTTCTTTCTGTTGCTCTTTGTGTATCCGAGCTCCCATGTTTTGCCTTTGCTCTTGAATATGACTGTCTTATCGAAGATGTCGAGAATAAAAGTCATGTCATGTAGTCGCGAATCGAGTAGCTGGCTCCCGAATCGTTCGTCTACCTGCTTTTCGAGACTGCGATTTAAATCACTGTGGGATAGCTCATTGTGTGTCTGTGTGCTTGAATCTGGATTCAAATTTGAGTTATTCACGCCACAGCCATCCTTGACACTACACGCACCTGCTTCATCGAGGAGGATTGCAAGATGGTCTGGCTGATAGCCTCTTGCAATGAAAGCATAAGATTTGCCGTTGAATGTCGCGCCTTCCTGTGCCTTCTCGTTTTGCGTAAATAAGCCTGTGCTGACTTCGAGACTCTCCCCTTTCTCGAGAGCGAGAATAATCCTGTTATCTACTCTCTCAGCGTCAAGCACGTCAATCCATGCTTCACCTCTGAGCTTGTTACCTTCGATATGTGATTTGAGGATCAACCCGATTGCTTGATTGTTGAGTATCTCGGGGTCTCTTGCTGACTTGCTCGCGCCATTCGTCGGGATTGGATGATTGACAGTGATCGGCATATGATTCCAGAGCGATGGATTCATAGAGATCTCTTCCATCGGGTAGAAGAGCGGACCCTTTGACCCATTCAAAACACCTTCAACCAACATAGTGACAGGAGCAACGATGTATTCGCGCCCTTTGAGCCAACGTCTTGATGGCTTACCAATATTTGAAATTAGTGTTTCCATACAATCAGTGTAAGCAATCCCGCATTACAGTTCAACTCCTGAAAGAGAGTATATCGTAATGATGCGTTAAATAATACCTGCTAGGTAGATGATGTGCGGATTTGGTGTTGAATTTGGATTTAGATTCTGTGAAGTGCGGGCGTTTGTGTCTCTGTGCTTTTATCTATGTGCTTTTGTCTCTTTCAGCTCCTACCGTTATACGGATTGGCTAACTTTCGTACCAGTCTGTAGTGCAGTTTTCTGTTATGGAAGACTGACAAAAGTAATATATGCTTATCCTCTGATTCCAGTCTTTTTCTCAGCACTGACACGTTGGCTATCACCTGCCTGTGCCTCCCTGTTCCACCAGGCAAGCATGCTTTGAGCTCGTCTACAGAATGAGGCATTCCGTCATGCAGCACGTCGAGCATCCTCTGTTGTGTTGGCGTGAAAGTATCAATATCTAACTGGAGCTGTTTGAGAGACATTTTGTTACTCTTTCTTTTTCGTGCTTATAACTATCTCTGAGCTAGAGATTTCAGTAATCGGCTGAACTCAACTAACGGGTCACCGTCGTTGCTTCTGCTCGCGTAAGTCTTGTTCCCTACAACTGACTCAGGACGAATAGGATCAATCTTCGTATCTGCTCCCATCCATGACGTGTCAGGCTTGCTCCTGTCCGTCTTGTCTACTGCGACTCTGTCTGCTTGTCTTCTCTCAGCTCTGATACTCTTATCAAATGATGCTTGTATCTTCTTCTGTCCTCTTGTCTGCTTTTTGCGTGACTCGCCTACGTTTGCAGGAATCCACACACACCTGCAGTTTATATGTCTGGGGAGTATTCCCTTTGCTTCTTTCAGCTTGAGCACGACTCCCTCAAGAGGTAGGCATAACTGACACACTCTCTCATCACCTACTGTTTTGATCTCGACCATCACACCTACACTCTTGACACCTAGCCTTTCAAGCGCGATCAACTGCCCTTCGTTGTGCGCCCTCAGTATCTCTGTGCGAGCTATAGCTTTTGCCCTGTTCCTTGAAATCCCTACGTGTCTCGCCAGGCTACGTGCTATCTCTTTTGGACCCGATCCTGTTACCAGTCCATCAGCCAGCACCTGTCCCATCCTCACTCCCATTGCGTGTGTAATACCGTTGAGCTGTGAGTACAGTCTGCTTGCGACTAATTGGACCTTTTCTTTCGCTACAGGTTGTGCGAATGCAGAACGAAGGAATTGCTCTCTTGCTATAGCATCATCAGCTCCTTCTTGTGCCAGTCTCCTTGCTCTCTGAGTATCCGTGAATGCACGTCCCGCGCCCTTATCAAATCCTTTCCTGAGAAACAGTCTATATGCAGCATCTGTGTCTCTTGATACTGCTGTTGACTGTGATCTCAGCCATTCTTCAAACAGTCTCAACTGTGCTGCGCTGCTCTCAAATCGCCATCGTGTGTTGAGTATCATCTCTGAATTTGAATCCAAATTTGATACCTTACTCTTCTCTGACTTGTCCGCTCTCAACCCAAACGCATCATCTTCAACTACCAGAGATATAATAGACTTGAGCAGAGTAGTGAACCGCTTGCTTACTTCAGTCTCAATTTGTCGGCGCAGTGTCGTTGTGCGTGACGGATCGAATCGCCTCTTGACTCTGACTTTTTGTTTAGATTTTTTCATTGACATCTTCAATCCCATCGTCAAGAGATAGACTTGATTCGAGCTTGTCCTGCTCGCGTCTGTCCTCCTCCAGGTCTTCCATTATCGCATCTACTTCTGTCTGATCCATTCCCTGGATCTTCGTCAAATACGTTCCAACAGGCATGATTGACTCAATGTCGGAAGTCACGTACTGCGAGAGCGAGCGAGTCACACTCTCAGCTATTGTAGCCTTATCCTGCTTGCTGTCCTCTTTCAGATCTGGCCATTTACATACTGCTTTTGCTGGTCGTGGTAGCACACCTAGCTGGATACTCCTATCTACAAAAGGCTTGATGATGTGAGTTGAGACCTGGAATTTCCTCCGATGATTCACTCTGTCATCCCATGCACTTGCATCTTGTCCTGAGCTCAGCTCTCCTCTTTCACTACCCATCAGAATACGCATTGGCACACCTAGCCTGATCGCTATTGCTTGGAGCTTTGCCATGATTTCACCTGTTGCATCACTCACGACTGGCGAAATAGTCTTTGCTGTGATGCCTGACAGTATCAAAAATCTCTGAAGTGAAGTCGAGTAATTCTCCATCTGGTCTTTCAGGTCACTCTCGTCTACTTCAACGTCACCACCCAAGGCTGGAATAGTCTCAAGTGCTAACCCTGGGAATGCCTGATTCCAGTATCCCTCTGCACTTGCTGCGTATGTCTTATAGAGGTCAAGAATCCAATTGAGCACTGGTTTGAGTCTCGGCACACCGTAGACTTCATTGCTCGTGATGTTGTCTGTAATATGAATGATCCTCGACCAGTGCACATCCTCTGTCCTGAAATTCTCTCCCATTACGCTAGCTTCACGGCTTCTGCTCTCCTCAAAAGATACCCTGTACGTCGTCGGAAGCGAGTATCTGGGGTTGTTCCTATCCGTCTCAAACGTGTTGATTCTGACCAGTGAATGAGGCAACGTGCGCAAGTAAATAAGCTCTCTCTGTTGAGTAATGCCTGCTTCTCTCCTACCTTTTTTTGACGATGGCGGTTGATCAGTAGTGACTTTGTTGCGACTCATCACAGCAGGTTGACTCAGCTCCAAACCGTCATCAATCCCCATCAACAGAGCCCCGTATTGCCCTATCCCTGACTGCACATCAGCTCTATGCAAATAGCTCCAAATCGCGTTATTCTCTTCCTCCTCAAATACTGAGTCCATCCCCTGCAAATTGCTCGTTATTTTGTTGAAAGCCATCTCGAACTGTGTAACGTCTTCATCCTCTGATTCGTACACAGATGGCTGAACGCGCCATGACTCATCAGCAAACAGCTCAATCACTCTCGTTGCAATCCCCATTCTGTCGTACAGTTGCTGATACAGCTCCTCATTCACCGGCGACTGTATCGGAGGGTAGCCACATTCATCGTCAATATTTTTCCTGGGATCGATCAAACCCGAGTAAGATTCTCGCCTTCGCATCAACGCATTCTGTGCCTGGTTCTCAATCGTCTCACACAGATTGTTGAGCAGATCCGTTTGTCGTTGCACATTCGCGACGTATCTCTGCACGTCTTGACTACTTCTCTTCCCTCCATTCTCCTGTTTATCAGCGTTAGATACTGTTTTTGGATTCAAATTCCGTGCTTTTTGCTTGCTCGCTGGTCCATTTTTGGATTCAGATCTGCGTTGTACCATCTTAGTTTCCTGAAAGAATAGTATATGTATTACTGTACAAAAGACACCTCTTCTCTGTTCCTCTTCCCAAAGAAAGACAGCTCCCCTTTAGACCATCCTCTTTTCGCGTCCGTGCTTTCTTTCGTGACTCTGCTCTGTTGATCGCGTCCAACAATCCGTTTTTACCTTACTCTGCTCTCTCTGATATACTCTCTTTTCAGGAATTACAAAAGCCACCTTTGCACGACTCGTCACCTGTTTCCTTTACTTCCACTTCTCCTCTCGATATATGCTTCACAGCTTCTGTGTATCTCATTGGTACTATTGGCTGTCCAGGACGTGCGCCATCAGGGTATGTCGTCATCCCTCTCAGTCCCGGCAAGTCTTGTAATAGCTTCTCACCAAATGATTTGACTGTATGCTCGCTGTTGAGTGTGCTGCCCCATTTCGGTAAGTTGATAGTGCTCGAAATACCGTGGTCCACTCGCTCTTGCATCCATCTCTGAAACTTGATTCGCCTTTCCACGTCCTCACTCAGAGTGTACGAATCTTCAATCAGATCTGGATTAACTCCCGACTGTATAAGACGTTGCGCAGTCGCGTCTATCACATGCTGATAGTACCAGTCATTCTTTTTGAGGTATCGTCTCTTGTACGCGACTGCGAAAATTGGCTCAATCCCTGATGTTGTCTCAGCTACGATTGATATCGTTCCTGTTGGCGCAATGCTCCTCGTGGCTACAGGTCGGCTGATCCCCATACTGTCAGCCCAGTCTATCGCGTGCTGTGTTGACTTCTTGTATTCGTCCATCCATAAAGCCAGCTCTTCATTACCTGCCTCATACTTGTAACCACGTCTTAATAACCATTCATGCACGCCCATCAATCCCAGTCCGAGTCTTCTTGTCTTCTCTCTCACTCCGTACATATACTCTATTGGAAGCTTGCTGTACATTGTTCCACACAGCAAGAGTAGCGTTCCCATGCGTACAGCTTCAGAGAATTCCTCAATTGTCGCGTACCTGGCAAGATTTAAGCTCGACAGATTACACATATCACCATTGAACCGGGAAGTTACTTCGCAGCAGTTTGAAATGATAACTCCCTCAGCGCAAAACGTATGCTCGTCTACCTTTACGTCACAACAGTAGACATCTGCGTCTTGATCTGGTGTGACAGAAATGACTTTGATAGTTGACTCTCTGTACGGCTCCCAGTCGTCTGTTTTCATCTTAAGCCGAACGGTGGGAACCACGTTCAGGAATTGTTTAACATACGATGCTGACACAACGAGCATCCATGTTGGATTACCAGTGTAACCTGATGCCGATCCTTTATTGATGGAAGATAAGACTCCGAGTGTTTCAAGCAGTCGCTGGCATTCTTGGAGAAAGAGGAGCTTGGACGAAGAGAGTCGGATTCTGTGCTGTGCCTGGTCTACATTCCCATCCGCGTCGAACAGTCCTGCGAGGAATTCTGCTACCCATTCGTAGCGATTTGTTTTGAGAACGTCTGGTATTCGCTCTTTGGACTGATTGAAGTAGAGAGGGTTCTGGTTGAAATAATATCTGTCGTAACCTCTTGAGTCTACTGTCTTTGAGGAAATCCCGGCGAATCTCTCTGCGCACGGTTTTTTCGATTCATGGCAGATAGCTACTTCTGCTCTACTCTTTCCTACCAGGCTCCCGTCCCCCCAAATGAAGCCCATTGTATAAGCCTGATCTGACTGGATTTGCTGTGATCCTGACGAGACAGGAAGCGAGACTCTGATTGTGTCGCCTTCTTCTAATTGTCCGGCTGGTATACGTTCTTCACTGTCCAATTTTCTGTGTGATCCCTTCCCACTGAATCGCTGTACGATGAATGGATGCGATGGATCACATACAATCTCTCTACCACCTGTCATCTTGACTCGCACTGTTTTTGTATTCTCAGCAGTGCGTTTGAATGTGATATTGTGTGCCCATTGGTTACCAGTCCAGACTGTATGACTCCCTTCTGTCAGCTCGTAAGCGCGACGATATCCTTGTATAGTTAGGACTCTTGTGTCTCCATGTACAGGAGCATTTCTGTTGTTCTCACCCTCATTTTCTCCGATATCTACGCTGAAGCCCGGTTCTCCTGTCTTGAGCATTTGCCGGACAGTAGACCAGTATACCTTTTGTGCGAGCTTATGCTTCTCGTGTGACTTGTCGCGGTACGCTTTGAAGAACTGTGTATCCAGTATTACACTGATATTTGTGCCATCCATCGGACAGGGAAAGTTGAAATTCTTCGTTCTCATCTCTTGCAGATCAAGGGGCCAGTCTTTCATATAGACGAAGTTTTTTATGTCTGGGTGATCCCATCTCAGACCTGCCCAGATTGCTGCTCGCCTACTTCCTCCTTGCATGATCTCGCGTCCTGCTTCATTCACCATACGCATTAATGCCAGTGGTCCTGAGCATGTTCCTCCCATTCCTTCTACAAGAGTCTCTGATCCTCTGATATCTGAGTACACTACACCAACGCCACCACCTGTCATGAGAGCGTTCGTCGTGTCGTGCATGATCTTTGCCCAGCCTTCTCGCGAGTCGTCAGCGCGGAACAAAAAGCAATTTGAAGTGATAAGACCATTCGCGAGAGTAAACGATTCGCTTCCAGGCACAACACAGCAGTAGACATCTTCCTCTGTCTCCTCTTCTGTGATGTTCTCGACAGTCAGATACATTTTTGTTTTGCGTAGCTCTTTTGAATGAACATCTTGAATTTGGTCGCTGCGGATCAGAGGTGCTGAGAATGGCTTGATGCTGATAATGTAGAGAGGAGTAGACCGTTTACCGTAGTTCGTCTCTTCTGACTTATCTTTCCATATCCCGTTGACGACACAACCTCCCAGCACAGCTAGCCTGCGTACTTGCTCGGCTTCTTCCTTTTCTCCTGAAAGAGAGATAGTGATCATTGATGTCTTTGTCGATCCATCTGTTGCTATCAGTCCCGCGATGAAGCCTCTCGCATACTCAACGCTACATACTCGATCATCAGGTAGTGACTTGTATTTTTTGGGTAGCTTTGAGATAGTCAACCCTTGTTTTAACTGTCTGCTTTCATCGAAGTATGAAGACAGTTCTTCTTTGTGCTGCGCGAGCACCAGTCTGTCAGTCTTCGTGTGTCTTTGTGTTGTCCCGTCTCCGTAACATATACCGTGCTTTATTCCTTCTTCGTCTAAGTATACACCTGGCACAGTCATTTCACATAGAGGGATCTTCTTTACTTCTTCCGTTGTGACTCGCGTCCCGTCTGCTTGCCACCATCTGTGAGCTGCTGTGGCCCTGATTACATCTCCATTACTGAGCTTTATTCTCCATAGCTTCTGCTTTCCAAAGCAGCCTGCTGTTGCGTGATTCCACACACCGAAACGGTTCAAGACCATAAATCTCTTGCCATCTTCAGCCAGCTCCTTCAGCGTTCTGACTCCTCTGATTGTGATGATCTTCTCTTCACCACCCAGGCAGTTGTTGATCTGGTGATACTTCCTTCCTGACGCATAGAGGTATCTACCTCCAGGCATCAGCTTCCTGTCCTTGATCAAGCTCTCTACGTGGTTTGTGTTTCTTGAGTGTGTATAGTGATCCATGACACTGTGAGCTACCCTGCTTGCGATCTCTTCCCATGATTCTTTGTTACCTCCCTGCTTGGTGTGAGCATATTTGTGCTGTGTGATTGTCCGTGCGAAGTACGACTGTGCTGGGTTTGTTTCTGCGAGTGTGATTGCCGCCATGTGCTTGATTCCTGTTTTTGAATCCAAATTTGAAGAATAAAAATCTTGCTATTCGTTTATAGCTAAGACTTTGAAAAAGTCACACCTGCTGTTGCTTTGTATCGTCGTTTCATCATACCGTAAGTGGCGAGCACTAATGCGTCTGAGCAATCTGGGCTGTGTCCAATTAGGTCAATCAAAGAAGGATTCTTCGCATCTTTTGATAAATTCCTCTTTGGTGGTAGAATCAATCGACCCTCTGGACCATAGGTGAACGGGACAGGCTTTAATTCCTGTCTTAGATAGAGATCCATTAACCTCTTTGGTATCGCGAAGTTATGACCGAATGCAGGATTGAGCAGCTCTCTGAGTATAGCATACATTTCAACTCGTCTCGAAGCGTAGACATATGACTCCTCTCTCTCATGTATACGTTGATCCAGAGGAGTCATACCTGTACGCATTTCTCTTGTTGCCGGTTCCCCAAACGCGACAGTCTTCACTTTATACCCTGATGCTCTGAGTCTGTCAGCGTGCTGCTTTCCTCCTCCTCCTCTGTCGATGTAGACATCATGAGCGCGCACACCGTAATAGTGCATATATGTCGTCACATCCTCGAAAATCGCATTAGTATCTGGTGTTTTCTTCCTGATCAGATCAATGATACCATAATCATCAACAATACAGTATGCTGTGTAGTCTCCGCCTTCTGCTGGATCTATTCCGATTGTGCGAGCTTTTCTTTGCCTGTTCTCTAATAAGACTGCGTTACGCTCAGAGAGTAAGAGCCATTCGCGAGGAAAAAACATGATTTCTGCTCCCTCATAAAAGAGAGCGTCAAGACCTATGCACTGCCTCATCTCGTCCCAGACTTTTCTTCTCTTTTTGTAGTCGGCGTAAGGAAGCACGCCAGGGATGATGATCTTGTTTGACGGTTCCAGTCCTGCTTGCTCTTCAGCTAATCCATAGCGTACATTCGGTGAGTCTTCTGCTGTGATCCTTATGATTTTTCGATAGTAGTTTGTCATGGACACTGTCCATCGTGAGGCAAAAAAGAAGGAGTGTTAGCTGGTGATCCCGTTCTGCTCGGCGATCCAGTCAGTGATAGCGATGCTCACCTCTGTATCCCCTTTGCTATAGTCGTCGCTGTCAGCTATCTGTGACTTCGGGAGCCAGATTTCTCTCTCGTTGTAGACTATAAGAAATGCCTTATCTGACTCTGCTTTTATGTCTACCTCGACGTGAACGTATCCTGAGAATCCCATATTATCGCTCTATAGTTACTCTGCAACCAGGTCACCTTCTTCAACTCCGCGCTGGAAGAAGTTGTTGCATGTGTAGGGGTTTCCTATTATAAGCTTCCGGCGTGCCCAGGTGTCGGCTCTCTCGTAAGAAATATCCTCTACTCCTGATGCTTCGTCAGCGATGAATAACGTGCGTGGTATACCATCTGACTCTGCTGCGATGTGGTGGCCTAACAATCCCTCGCCTTTTGCTGCCACACGTCCCAAGCAATAGCTTAGTCCGCACAGCTCGCCTTTCACTACTTTTCTCATATGTAGATGATTCAGGACGATAGGACCACCTTTGTCGTGTGTCAATGGACTGTGCGCCTCTTGTATAAATCGCCTGATCTCTCCCCATAAGACAGATTCGAGCTGCGAGTAGTCGGCACTTGTTGTGAGGATTCGCACTGGATTGCGAGAAAGGAAGAACCATAGAGTAATGAATCCTGATACGAAGTCTTTGCCCAGCATGTTTCCTGCCGGAACGAACGTCTCGTCATTTTCAAGGACAGAGTAGATAATTTCTCGCTGCTTATCATAGAAAGTGATGTGTGGCCAGAGCACTTCAGCCATGCGGAGCGGGTCAATGACTTTATCAGATTTGAAAAACACTATTGCGCTCCGTTGCTGTTCCCGTTTTCCTGAAAGGAAGATGATACAGATAAGATTTCTTTCTCGATCGGATCTTCAATCATCTCCGGCTTTGAGAACATCTTATCCCAATCGATAATGTTCACCTGAGTATTGTGCTGCGTTAGTTGTAGCTCTTGTATGGCACCTAGCATTTTTGCCAGTTGCTCCAATGCTTTCAGCTTATCGTGGAATTGCATATTAACGTGCTTGATTGTCCTGAATTCGCCTTCCTCATCGATGTCTTCTTTGTATGAGATATTGATAGACTTGACTGCCGCTGCTGTCTCTCTCGTCATTTCAAGGAATTTCTTAGGTTGTCCATCTTTGTGGAATAGATCAAGAGGATTGAGAAAGCCAATGCAAGCGAGCTCCTGTATGATTTTGTCGGAGTCTACTTTCAGTGCCTCTCTTCGCAATCGCAACCCGTTTTGAATGAGCTTATTGATAAGAGGGTAACGCTCAGGGTCCATGAATGCCTTCGCTACAATCGGTGCTTTTTGCTCAGAGTAACCGGCTCGCTGCGCTGCTTTCTTCGCGTCCATTGAAGCCAGGTATTCATGAACAAAATTCATCTGCTTTTCAGTTACTGTCCTGTTCGTCTTTGGGTCTTTGATAGGTTCTGGATTAGTCGGTTTTTTCGGTCGCGTGCTCATTTTTGAATCCAAATTTGAAAATTTAAGCAAAAAAACGAGTCTGCAAGATATCTCTACCTCACAGACTCGCCACCTTAGAGAAGTCTCGCGTTCCATGATACTCGTCAAGAAACATGCGAAACTGAGGGAGAGTCATCACTTCTCCCTCATTGCAACTGATAGGGATTGCACCTATTCACTCATTGATCGTACAAAGCACCAGTTACTTTAACACAGGACCAGTGTGAGAGACAACTTGTAACTGATACTCTCAACGAGTGACCTTCTTATGTCAAGGCAGTTGCGCGTTGTTGCTTTTTGTGCTCTTGCTCAATCTTTCAAATCACATAGAGAGATGAAGAACAAGATTACTACTAAATCCACTACCAGCTCCATTAGATACCACCTGGGCCTCTCACCCCTCCTCCTCCGGCAGAGGTGCCTTCTCCTGCACCTCTGGGAGATATGAATGTGTTAGGTGCTGCTGGTGATAGATTCGTAGGAGTGATTCCTCCGGATCGTCGTTCCTGTGCCCTGATTGCCGACATACCACCCTTACCAGAACCGCGACCGCTACCATCGGGTTGTACTGGTAACGTGAAGAGGAGGATTAATCCAATTGCAAGAAGGATCAGAGTTAGTGTCATAGTTTTTGCTCCCTTCGTTTTGTCGTTAACTTGGCGATACTCCACCCGTGCCTGGCCCTCTTGTTGAACCGGTTTCAGATCTCGGTCCTCTCGGACTATCAGGAGTGTTAGGTGCTGCTGCTCTTCTGCCTAATAGTGGTGTATTATTTCCTGAGAGTCTCTGGAATGCTCTAAGTGCTGACATACCACCTTTACCTAGTCCGCGACCGCTGCCATCAGGCTGAACAGGTAGAGTGAATAATAGTATCGCACCAATTGCAAGAAAGATCAGAGTTAGTGTCATAATTTTTCTTTCTTTCGTTTTTGTTGTGTTAAAATTTATTACTCTTCGTCGCCTTCGTCCTCCAGTAGTGCGAGCTCTTCAGGTGTCAATTCAATATCCTCATCTTCCAGGTCTTCCAACAAATCTGGTGCTTCATCTGTCTCGCTGTCATAGACTCCTACCTCATTGACGAGTCTCTTGTCAGGTCCACCAGTGCGGAATCTGATAAGTCTGAGAGATTCGAGCTCTATACCCATTTGCTCTGCGACTGACAACCCATCTACATATGCATTATACCGTTCCGCGAATTCTATCCAACCTGTTTTTTCCAGGAATTCGTAGCACACCTCTTCACTCGGGAATACCAGGCACGTCCAGAATCCGTTGCTCGTCAGGTCTTTGACCTCTGCTCTTTGCCGTTTGACGGCTTCCTTGAATTTTCTGAGCTTCTCATCTTCTTGCGATCCGTCGTTTTTGTCCTGCTCGTTGTAGTCGCGAGCAGCTTCTTCTTTTCTGTCTGCCAGGTCAAGAGTAGCGTGGATTACCTTTGCCTCTTTAATGTCATCCTCTTCTAAGTGTCCTGAATACTTCTCCTGCTTTACGGGGTTGACTTCAGGCATACTGGGGTCATAAGGCACACACGACTTTTCAACTTTGTGCTTCTCATTTTTTCCTCTTTCTCGACTGCTTTTTGTCGCGCTTCTCTTTCCCTTCTTTTTTATTGGTCCCTTGCTTGACTCTTGAAACATTGATACTCTCCTTCTTTTTTTCTTCTTGACTAAAATCTCTCGCCAACGATCCTACGACTTCTCCAACGCCGTGCTTGATTGCCCATTTTACCCTGTATTCCTCCGCTTCGACGAACGGGAACCAGAATTTAATGGTTTCATAGTCTTCTGGGTAGTGTTTTTTCAAGTGCGACGTGTACCGAAAATGTAAACCATCCATAGATAATCCATACATCTTGTAGTCAGGTGACACCTTGACTCTGTGATGTTTGAGAATGTGAACCAGTGCATCCTTGTTTACGTCCCATAATGGGTAACATAACTTTTTCTCTGCGTAGGCCCAGCCATTCCGTTTAAAGCTCGCTCTCCTTGCTGGTGAGTCAGTAGCGCGTGTGCCGACGATGCACCAGAGGTCTCCTGCTTTGTAGTGACTCCTCACAGCATCTGTGATATACGCATACTGCGTTTTCTGGAAGTTGAGTAAGTCGATCCAGTGCTTTCTGTGTGGTGGTTGTGAAGTGTACGTGCGCATCATGTTGTAAAATTCAGCATGACGCACACGTAAGATCTCTACGCCAAATACTCCTTCGAGGTATTCAAGGTAATTGTTCACGAATTTGAGACCTGGGATTATCTCCATGTAGAAGGGTAAGACTCTGATACCTAAGTCACGCAGCACACACCATGTACAGAGGCTGTCTTTTCCTCCCGAGAAAGAGAGGAGCACCTCTTCCTGCTCGCGAAGAAATTTTATGATTTCAGGTGCAACGTGATCCTCGACGTTGTAGGGTTTCTTCACGTTTTTGGATTCAGATTTAGCTTTCGTTGGTCGTCGCGTCTTGCGCATGAAACAGATGCTCCCCTCTTTTGGCTCTCTCAGTCAGTACACGTATTTTACCTTCTGTTCCAGGCAGGTAGAGAGTCGGGCGTTTTGTCGGCTTTCTGTGACTGTTTCTTCCCTGTCCTTTATACCTTCCCTTCTTCCTCTGACTTTTGGGAGTCTCTCCGATCCTCTTCGCGTTACAGCTCAAGCAGTAGTCATCATAGGTGCGCCATGCTTTATTACCGCACTTCTCGCACTTCTTCATAAGCTTCAGCATATGCTCATTTTTGTGCTCGCTCATAACTTCTCTCCTCCTATGATCTTTTTGGGCTTATTCGTCACTAACCACGACAGAGATGGTATATCCAGTATACATCCTCTCACTCTCGGAATGATATTGTTTTTGATATACTCTTCGTTCAGCTCGATTACCCAACATGCTGCATTACTCTCTATCGCAACTTTTGCTGTTGTGCCTGAACCGATGAAAGGATCAAGGACAAGACAAGGAGTAGTTTCTGCTTCACAGTCACACTGTGGCTCCCACCCTATAGTTTTCGTTGTCGTTATATGTCTCTCAAGATCTCTATTTCCTACGTCTTTTCCGTTGAGCTTTGACTGTCCTTCTATATATCGTTCAGAAATTCTGAACGCATTAACCTTGCTCGTCTCTCCTGGCCGTGTTGCCTGTCTGTCTCTCTCGACCACACGAATCCAGGGAGCACCACATTCAATGCACGCGCCTTTCTCGCTTGTGCCTGCTTGGATATAAGGAGTGATAAGCTTCTCAGGGAACGTCGCGAAGTGTGCGCCGGAGTATGCTTGCGTTGCTACCTTCCAGACTGATCTCTTGTTTCTGCTCCCTTCTTCGGGTAATATCTTCTTAATAGTCCCTTTTCTTGGATCAGATATAATACCACCTCTCTTTCGAGCAACACTTCTCTTATAATAGTCGTCGCTGTTTTCATTTCCCCAGAGGGTTACAGTATCCGTCTTCTCTCTGATCCTCTCGGCATCGTAGTAGTAACCTGATGCCTGTTTTGTGAATAAGAAAATGTATTCATGTGCCTTTGTACAACGATTGCGCACGCTCTCAGGCATTGGCGAAACTTTATACCAAATTATGTCTTGCCTTAATACCCATTTTTCTGATGCTTGTAGCGCAAGAGCTACGCGCTATGGGATACCTACTAAATTCCCTGAAGGTAAGTTGTGTCTTGTCTTAACTCTGAATTGTCCTTCTGCTGACTGCCTACCTACTTTGCGTTGATAATCTCTATCAACGCCTTTGACTGCATCGCTGACAGTTTCTTTTGTCCTCTTCTCTTGATAAGTCTTTGTTGCGTACGTATCTCCGTAGTTCAGCTACAATGTCCCATCGTCTCGTAGTACTCTACTTATCTCCTGAAAGAGAGTAGTCATTACACAAACGTGGCATTCATCACAATAGTCCTGTTTTGTCCACCCGTAGCAGTCAGCTATTGGCTCGCTCCCTATCTGACCTTCTGCTCCGTAGTCTCTCAATGCCCAGTATGGAGGACTGGTGACAATACACTGTACAGACTTTGACGGGAGCCTCTTTACTACGTCTCTCACGTCTCCTTGATAGATTTTGACTGTCTTGTGATCGTTCGTCTGCCATGTTGGTTTAGCTGCTCGTATTGGCACGTTTTCTCCTCAATTTGGATTCAATTACGAACAAGTAGAGGTCATACATTTCTTCGGTCATACGCCAGTGCGTTACTGCTCTGACTCCTCTTGTCCTATGTGTCGTCTCTTCTACTCGTTCTACAATACCGATTTTCTGCATGAAACGGAGAAGCTTTCTGACAGAGTTTTCAGCTTCGTTGATCCTTATTGATATAGATTTGACAGGCAATCCCTTTGCTCGCTCTTTGCGCATTTCTCTCAAAATGTCGAGCGTTCTACCTCTCGCAGTGTCGATTGATATAGCTCTGACCATAGCAAGCACTTCTTTATCCAGTGTCTCTTTATTCAGGACAACTGCAAGACACTTTGCGAGCTTGACGTGCTGGCTCACCAGACGTGCAGCAAATTCTCGCTCTGCGTTCTCTTCTTGTCGCATTGATGGTCTGGCGCGTAAGTAGGCTACGAATTTCCCGAATTTCATAATCTTTCTGAGTGACTGCTTACCTGTCACTACTTTTTCGAGCAGATCTTTCGCGTTCTCACGCAAATAAGAGACGTACCCTCCTGTGAGCTGCATCGCCTTTGACATCTCTGGATCTTGATTTGACTCTGGTTTCCCATTTGCTTCATAGTTTGTTGACCTGTCAGCTCTGTTTGCTACTCGCCAGAGTATGTCTTCTTCAAGGTCTGAATCAATACCGTCCATGATAACGCAATCGAGAAATCTCTCTCCAAGCTCGCTTGTGTCGATGCTTCGCAGTGAGCTTGTACCGCATAAAAGCCATGTCATTCTGACACCTTCGTAGCTCCGAGATGTCTTGTTTCTGTAGTGCGTGCGAGAAGTGCAATCATATATATCTCTTGCTTCTGCGAGTATCTGGCCTAAGTTTGGGGATTGCAACAGCGTATCGCCATCTTTTGTAATCAGCGTTTTGTCGTATAATTGTGCGATCAGCGAGTTGTCTTCTTCTCCTGCTCCGTCTGTTTTGAATCCTGAGTGAAAGCCTCTTATGGTTGACTTTGCGACGATATACTTTTTGTTTGTGCTTATCGCTTCGCACAGCGTTGATTTCCCGCAGCTCGCTGGACCTATGATTTTTAGCCAGAGCTGATCTCCTAATGTCTTTGTGGATACAACAGATGCAAGCATTGCTGCAAGTGCTCTGTTTAGTCCATCTGTCCATTTCATTGGTTTACGCCACGCATTGATAAGTGCCACCCACTTCTGGCATGGTAGTAGCTCTATCTCGACAGTGCCTGGCTTTGTTTTGCTGTTCTTTGCTGTTGATATCCAATCGTCTTTGACTGGCTCGATTCTCTCCAGGACTGAAGTCAACGCCCTTGCTCTTCCTGAAAGAGAGGATGATGCAATATCAGAGGTAAGCACGTCGCGTAAATCTGTTCCGTCTGGCAGGTCTTTTGTGTACCCTCCTTCTCCCCAATTCAGATAGCTAATCCTCTCTGGTGGCTCTCCACAACTAACAAGTGTCTCTGTCACTTCCCTTGCGCCACGGTAACCTGCTGGCTCCAGTACCTTCTCTCTACTCCCTACTTTAACTGTTTTTGGATAGTCATTATCGAATAGAATTGTTACGTCTTTGCCTGCAAGTAGTCGTGCAAGCTTCGAGCTCAGACCATGCACACCTGCAATAGAGATGATATTCACTTCGTTGTACAAGCTCTTTTTGACGTTGCTTGTGCTGATCAACTTGCCATTTTCATCCACTCGGAGGAATCGTAGTGATTCATACAACACCATCCCGTCCCATACTCCCTCTGTGATGTAGACTACCTGCTTTTTGTCGTCCCATAAATTCAATCCAAATATGCCGTGACTGCTCTCTCCTTGCTCTCTCTTCCTTTCTTGCGTGCTTGGTGTAGGGAGCAGCACACGCGACCATTTTCCTGTTTTCTTGTTCTTGATCCTCACATACCGGTAGAGCTGGTGTAGCTTTTTTGGTGTCGAGAATCCGGGCACGATCCATTCATTCTGTAAGTGTGACCATTTCAAGCCCCATGCTTCAATCGTTGATAAGTATCTCAATCCTCTCTCTTTCAGGAGAGACTTCGCGGAGCCTTCCTGTATCTCGCATTCTCGATAGATCTTTGATAAGAAGCTTGTGGCGTTGCCTGATTCGGCACATTTGAAGCATTTGAATTTGCTTGATTCGATGTTGATACTGAATTTGGATTCAGAATGACAAAAAGGACAAGTCGACGTTGCTTCTGCATTTCTCTCTCCCCACTCAAGATCCAATCCATGAAATTCATAGGGACGCAAAGCAATTGGCGTATTGTCTCTTTTTGGCATATCTTTTTCTTCTTTTGTGCTGGTGAGTTATTGCTGTGCTTCTCGTTCTTTGTTTTTGTCTCGCGCATCGCCAGTCAGATCAGAGTCGAACTTGTCTGGAAATCTTACTTTCAGCTTGGCGATGTTGGCTTTCATAACCTGATCTAAGTCGAGATTAAGAGCATTCGCGATTAGAGCAATATACCACAGACAATCTCCCAGCTCGTCAGCCATGTCTTCTTTTAGCGAAACTTCACCCTTTCCATAGAAGATGAGCTTCTTGTAAAGTGTGGCGAGCTCACCTACTTCGCTTATCAGTCCTACGATTCCATGATCTATTCTACAGTTTTTGAGTCCTTGCCTCTTGAAAGCAGGTAGAGGATGTGCTTCTGTTCTCTCTGCTTGCTCTTGATACTCTTTTGGTGTCATGTAATCCTTCTTTCGTGATGTGAAATTACCAACTTTCCTATCCATTCTGATATCTGAGGAACTACCGCATTCCCCAGAGACTTACACCTCTCTGTGTGTATTCTGGGCGCGTCCAATTGATCGGTAGGCCCATCATCCATTCGACGAAGCATGGATTCATCTTGTTTCCAATAATCGGATTGATTGGAAGGTGACATTCCTGCGCGTTCCAGTCCTAAGTCAATCCCTCCTATCCCTGTGAATAAACTGCCTACTGTAAGAGTCATTAAACTTCCTCCCCAATCACATCGATTCTCTGTTTCGTCTCGTCTATCACTACGCCATACTCTTCTTCAATCAACTTTTCTATGAAATGTATGGCTTTCTGTAGGTCTTTGATGCCGTCTTTTTCTTTGTACCTCGATAGGTACTTGATGGCTGATCCTGCGAGGAATCCTATTCCATTTTTGTGGATGTAATCCCAGGGATCGATAATTAAATCTTTGTAGTGTGTACCTCCGACCTGTCTATCGTTTGCTTGCTCATTCATTTGATATCCTTTTTGATGTTTGACTAGATTATATTCTCAAGAGCAGCCAGCCAGTGCCACGGTTGCTTTGGAAGAGGTAGATCTTCCAAAGTATCTGCTGATATTATTCTCAGATGTACAAACAGCGCGTATGCCAGCTCCATTGTCGTGCCTGTTGACTTTTGCCAACCAGGGAGCAGGGCTATTGTATCGCAGGTCGCGAGAGCATCTAAGTCTATCTTTGCAATACTTCTTAATTTCTTCTTCTTCTCTTCCTCTGTGTAGGTATCCCATAGGTCTGGTGTGTCATTGTACTGTCTACAGAGGTTTGCGGGTGAGATGACTGTATAACCTGTTTGCTCCAGTCTCTTTTGCGCTTCGTCGAATGCAGGAAAATTCCAATCGTCATGGCCTCGCATTGGTCCCGCGATGTAGACTCGTTCTTGCTTGTTTTCTGTCATTTCTTTTTCCTTTTTGCTACCGAGTTTGAATCCAAAAACGTTTGTGGTACAATGAATTTGGATTCAGATTTCATTGATGAACGGAGGTTATTATGATTAACAAAAAGACACCACCAAAAGCCCAAAAGTGGGAGAGAGCGAAGGCGCACAAGATAGGTTTATCAGTCACTCAATACCGCATACTCTTTGCTCTCAAAAAGGCAGGTCGTGAGCTCTGCTACGAAGAGATTTACGAGCGGACGGGGTACTGGCAGAATCTGAGTGAGAACCTCAGATCTGAGTCTCGGAAAGGAAAAATCCATAAAAACTCTCTTTCTACAAAAGGACTGGTTACTGAGATGTACTTCGACCATGAGGAAGACGGACGCAGGTATGTCTTTGCAATAACTCCCCGTGGTCGTCTGCTCTTAAACGCTGCAAGAGATTAATCACAGTAAGCTGATACGTTGATTCCCTCACTCCAGCTGCGTGGATGCCATTCCACGTCACACGGAGTAGGGATTCCAATATCATCTCCTCCTCTCTCCATTAATACTTTCAGTTGCTTGATGACTGCTCTGTTTGTGTTGTGCTCCCAGTCGTCTGGTTTGTGATCTTTACGCACGCCAGATGGAAGATCAAATACGATTTCATCATGTACCTGCATGATCATATAGGCGTGGTTCTCTGGCTGATGATTCGCGTTGTACCTCTGGCTCAGAAATTCGTGACACCTGATCATAGCTTTGTGCATCCACCACATAGCTGTACCTTGTACATGGTAGTTGAGAGGTACTGTAGGTTTGATCCTTCCGTGCTCTGTGCGCGTGCATTGCAGAGGGTAGCCTCTTCTCGGATCGACTGTCTTATCGGGCATAGTTTCAACGTATCCGTTTCTCTCAGCAAAGGCGATTTGTGCCTGATTCAGCTTGGCTAACTTTGTGAATTTGCTCTGGATTATCCTCTGTGCGCCCTCTAAGTGATAAGCCCTATCTGCTGTTCCTGATGACTCAATTGCTCCGTACTGCACGGCGAAGTTGCCGTTTTTTGTCCATTGATACCATGTTGACTTATACTTGTCCTTGAATGATTCGCCATCAGATAGGCATTGATCGAATTTTTCTGGATGCAAGATATGGCAGCAAAGCAGGTGATTGCTCCCGTAATATGGTGGGTCGTCAGGTCTCTCAAATAATTGGATCAAGCTCTCTTCCTCTGACTCGTATGCTGGTATGCGCAGCTCTATATTCTTTGCATCAATCGAATACCATTCTCTTCCTGGTGCTGGACCAAAGATGTAACGGAGGTTGAAGTCTTCTTTCTTTGATATGTTCTGCTCGTTGGGATTACTGGAGCTCATCCTCAGAGTGACTGTACCTGTAGGGTTTAGATTCGGGTAGAGTCGCGACCACCTTTCTCCTTTATTTTGAATCCAAAAACGTTGATAAGATTCCATGTAAGAAAGAGCTGTTGCTCGCTTGCTCCTCTCTGAGATTTTTTTGATGAACAAGTACTGCTTTGTTCGTGCGTTCAGTGTCAGCTTGTATATATCAATAGCATCTTTTGCTAGTGACGGGTTGCCTGTTTTCGTCCACAGCACTGGCTTGATCCCCAGGTTTTTATGCTCAAACTCAGGATCGAGCCATGTGCTACTGTCTTTTTTTTCTCCATAAATGAATTTCACAAGAGAGTGATTTGTACCGCTTTTTGGTAGAGTCAAGTCATATCCAAACGTCTGCGCAATCCCTTTGCACACCTTCTCTATCCGTTCTACTTCTTCTTTATATTCCAATAGCTTCTCCTCTGTCCTCTCTTGTGAGATTGTCACGCCTCTGTCTTCGATTTCAAGTGCGATTTGCATATCTTTCTTTCGCGATTCGTAGATCTTGAGCAGTCCTCTGTCTTGCATGAGCTTATATAAGTTCTGCCAGAGCACCAGAGTCACTGCACTATCTACGTTCGCATATTCTTCTAGCACGGTACGCCATTCGTGGTCATCTTCATATTCAAGTGCGTCAGCGATTTGACCAGGTAGCCAGGTGTCACACTTCCACAGCTTCTGAGAAGCTGATGGTAAGCCTTCCATGAGTTTTGTGGTTATCTTCCATTCAGGAAAGTGCTTCCGGGCTGTACGTCTCGCAGCGTTGCACGATTTTTGTAGTGCGTCATCGTAAGGCTGGATATTGGTTTGCAGATATTCAAGAACCATAGAGGTTAGATTGTGAGGTCTGTTACTTGCGAGCAAGTGACCTGCAATCAGAGTGTCATCTGTTCGCGACCAGTCCCATTTACCGAATCCGATTGACTGGAGAGCAAGCACATCGAATTTGCTGTTGTGGAATACCTTCCTGCTGTAACGGTGTCGGATGTTGATCTCGTCTTGTATCTCGATCAGGTCTGACTTTGGGATAATAGGCTGGCGTGTCAGAGGGTTTACTTGCCAGTGCCAGTATTTCTGTTCTCCTCCTTCTTCACAGATAGAAACAAAGTAAGGCTTGCAAGAGTGTCTCAAGTCGAGACCTGTTGTCTCTGTATCGATTGCGATAGTTTTCATGGATATTTTCTCCTATCAATTTTTACAAAATGTAAGATACTATCGCTTAATCCTGTGGGGTTTGATAGACATGATCTGTAAGAGATCACTGTCTTTAAACCTTTTCTCAAATCTCCTATCCAATCAGTCGGTCCCATTTTCCTCCACTGACACTGCGGGTATGCGTCTTTGAGACAACCAATAATAGAATACGCTTCGTTTACACTTTCGACTCTCCAAGCTTGACAACATGGATAGGGTGTCTCTCCTTCTGATTTGCAGATTTTAGTCAAATAAACAACAAGCTGGCTATAATTTGGGAGTTTTGGCATCATTTTTCCTGAAAGATAATTATAGAGAAGTGAAGAGAGACGGCTCCACATTAGTATCGTCGGCTCTCTTTTGTAACACCAAATTGCCTATGCTGTTTCGAGTCGGCTCCACGGTAGTCCTTTGAATACATTGCTCAAATCTGACAAGTCTCGCACGTCGCACGTCCTCTTTCGTTTGTTCACTTTGATGACTTCGACCTCAATAGGTTTGGTCCTCTTTGAGAAAACGCCCTTGCTGTTTGGTGGTCGGAAGTTGTACACGTCTTCGACCTGTGGCTCGAATTCTTCTTCTTCGTTTTCCGAATCGTCATTGTCGTCTTCTGTGCTTTCACTTTCTGTCTGCATTGAGAGCTGGATCATATCAACCAGGTCTTTCCATGTGTCGGCATCGTCGATTTCTGTCTGTGGGATTCCTGCCTCTTTTGCCAGATTCTCCAGCTTTTCTTGCGCCTCTTCGTCTTGATCTTCTGCTTTCTCAGCGATACTGTACAAGTCATTGAATTCATCAAATTCTGGCTCTGGTTCCTTCTTTTTTCTGGTTGCTCGCTTCTTAGTCGGCTTTTTGGATTCAGATCTTACTTGCTCCTCCTTTTCCTCTTCCTCTTCCTCCTCCTCCTCCTCCTGTTCGTCATCATCTTCAATATCGCCAAGAGTATCATTGACTCCTTGACTGCTCTCTGTCTCTCCGTTGTAGTTGATAGCCCCAGACCATGAATGGTTGACTCTTGGATTCGGGAATTCCTCTGTTGCTGCACCCTGCCAGGTGCGGAATGTGAAGTAAGGTTGTACCTCTTTCAGTGCTTCCAGTGCGGGCTCCAGATTTTCGATGTCGTCAGGAATCTCAAGGCCCAGCTTTTTCAGCTCGTTGTACACTTGTTTCAGATGATCGCTCACTGACTCTCTTGATCTGCCTGGTGTCTCGCAGATGGGCTCCATGATCATTGTTGATAGTCCCTGTACGTGGAGACCTTCGTGCTCGACAGGTGAGACTACTACTCCTCGTGCGAGAAAGTAGTACTCCCCTGCCATATCTCCTTTGCTGTACGTGTCGAGCTTGCATTCTTTGAGCTGCGCCACACCTCCATTGATCCCTGGTGGAAGGTCGCCGAATGTATCGAATTCGACCTCTGATGACTTATGCTCCTCGTGTGCCTTGATACCTTTGGCTCCGAGCTTTGCCAGAAACGCTGATTGCTTTGATTGTCGTGCCATTGTGTCACTCCATTTGAGAAAAAGAAAAACTGATACTTTTGTGTTGTATAAGTAGGTTAGTATAACATACTTTTTGGTTGATAGAAGCTTAGTTGATCAGAAGCGAATCAGAGGTATTTCGCCAGCTTTTCGTAAGTCGGATCAACGATAAAATCAGGTATATTTTCGTTTCTGTCTGCTCTGATCTTCGCTGCGTAGGTCGGGTTGCCTCGCTGCGTTCTCAAGCAGAATTCGATTTGCCCTGTCTTGACTGATGTTGATATCTCCTTGTCTCCTACCTTTGTCTTTTTTACTTCGCTTCGCTCTCGTGTGAACGTCTGGCAGATAAAGTCACAACAGTCCTGAAGCCATCCCGTTGTTGAAGCGCCTAACGCAGACGCGATGAATGGTGCAATTACGTCACTATCACTACTCTCTTCATCCAGGTTAGTGTGGTTCTTCTCTTGTGCCAGCACAATAACATTTATAGGCAATTCAAGGAACAATCGGAGGATCTCTTTCGTCTTCTCTGCGCGTTGCCTATACTGATTACGTGATACTGTCCCGAAGCTCATTTGTACAGGTTGGTCGTCCCATTTCATGATTTCGCATAGAATCAAATCCTGAAGACTCGTTGCTGTGTCGAGAACGAGAGTCTTATATCCCTGCTCGACTGCTCCCTCTGTGAGCTCTCGAATATGCTCTGTTGACTTGAGATATATAAAGTCAACACCTTCTACACGTCTGACTGATCGTGTACCATCCTCAAATCCTACTAATAGTAGAGGCTTAGGGAAAGTGCAAGCGAGAGTTGTCTTTCCAGTTCCGTTCCTCCCATATAGATTCAGCTTGATTCCTCTGTCTGGTACGTCGCCTACAGAAGTAACTTGCGAGAAGATACTACTTTCTGATACTTCTCTCTTTGACTTGGCTGTGTTTTTTCGTAGTTTGTTGACTCTTGGCATCGTTGCTCGCTTTCTTTTTACTGTGATAACTCTGGAAACAGTGTATCTGTGCGTGACAATCCTACTTCACTTCCTGTGTTGATGAGATTGTCTAAGTCGCTCGCTCCTCCTTCCAGTAATGGATTATAGATACCGTATGGATGCTGGTAGTGTATCCCTCCTGGTGCCAGCCAACGTAGCTCAACGTCGCCTATTGTAACGCAGTGCTTTACCCATCGATACCAGTTAGTCAGGCGAGTGAGAACAGGTGTCAAGACTTTTTGAGCGAACGCCAGTCCCTCTTGTTTTGTTACGATCACATCCCAACGCATAAAGAATTCTTCAGGGTAGTTGTCGAAGTAACTCTCTACCCTGTCGTAGTAGTCTTCCAGTGACTCGCCTGAGGGATTGCTCTTTGTTGGCTGTTTCTGCCTGATTGTGCCTTTCCCTCCCGATAGTGGACGGCGCACGACATTATACCTTACTCCGGCTGTTTCCTGATCCTCCTTAATGATATCTGAGAGGTAAAGAGCGATTAAGTAGATCATACTTTGCATGTCACAAGTAAGGCGCGTCTGTAGCTCAAATTCGTCTATGCTCGACTTCGTTTTGTTCTCTTGATGCCAGCACATGCCTTGATGAGTGAATACCTTATCCAACTTCCCGCGAAGTCGCACACTCTCTCCTGGAAGGAAGGTAGTAGGATATCTGACGTTGAATTCAAGCTCTGTTCCTATGACTACCTCCCTCTCTTCTTTCTTATTTTTGGATTCAAATTCTGATTGTTGATCCCAATATTTCAGATAGTGTGGGAACTGTAAGGCGCAGAGAGTAGTCCATTTTCTAATTTGCTCGCGATCCAGAGGGTAGGTGCTCAATAGAGAATCAGAATACTTTTTGAGCTCTGACTTCCATGCCTTCTCTCCTTTATGTGCGTGCTCTTCGCAAGTGTGCCATAAGTTGCCGTACTCCATCCTGTGGTTGAATTTCGGTGTCGGCTTCAGTCCTTGGTAGACGAGCCAGAAGAACCTCTCAGGACAGACCATAAACCGTGATAGTAAGCTGTAAGTAATTCCATCCACCTGTGGTCCTCGCCAGAGCATTTCTCTTTTTTTAGGATTGGTTACATAGTGGTCGTCGATGCCAAGCTCTTTCAGTTTGTCTGTAAATTTGCTCATGTTACTTTTTGTCTTCCCTTTTTTCTTATATCTTTGTGAGAGAGAGAGAGCTAGAATGGTGGCTCTTCGTTGACGTAAGGCGCGTTGTTTGTGATGTACTTATCAATAGCGTCTTGGATGATAACTACTGCTCGTTGGCATTCCAGGCTCTTTTTCGCGAGAGGCATTCTGTTGATAGCTGAGGGGTGGATAACAGGGATACAAGGGACGTTCACTTTCAAGCTGAATTTGAAGTCGCCTCCTACCCATTCTCGTGCGTGCTTACCTAGACAGATGATGAGCTTTGGGTTACAGATCTTAATAAATTCTGCGAGTCTCGGCTGGCAAGCATCTACCTGTTCATGCTCTGGCTCAGCTAACTTGCTTCCTCTTTTTCTGTCTTCTGTGTCCTCCCTTGGAATACAGGCCAGAATGTTTGTGAATGCGCGAGTCATGCCTGAGAGCTTATCACAGAATACGTTTCTGATGATTTTCTGCTCTAACAAGTGCCCGGCAACACCGACAAAAGGACTGCCCAGCGTATCCTCTGACTCGCCTGGAGCTTCACCTATAAATAACACTTTACAAGGCACGTCGCCTCTTGCCAGTACTACTCTGTTGCGCCCTTGAGCACATGAGCATGCTTGGCAGTCTTTCCACTTTTCGACGTGCAGTGAATATTTTGTTGTCTTTGTCTTGACTGACTTTTGTTGCTGCTTTTTCGATGACATTACTTTTCTCCTGAAAGAGAGTGATATTCCAACCTACACGATTCGGCAATCAGCACAGCGTCTGCTGTTGCTAATGTGATTTTTGTTTTAGGATAGAGCTGTTGTGCCTTTTGTTTGAGTCTGTTCTTCCAGCTCGTCTTGCTCTCCTTCTCTTTTGACCTAAGATTCTTTCTTTTTCTCATACCTACTGATTTTTGCCAGAGAGTAGGCTGGATGATCGCGAAAGATATCTTGCAGGCAGTTAGAGCCATGACGAGTGAGCCGTAAGAGTAGCCGAATTTGAAAGAGCTCACTACCCCGTCTGTTGGCATGGCGCTGACTCTCTCTATGTATGCGCGAGAATTTTGACTGTGATTCTCCATCACGCTGAGCACGTCTTTCTCTGTCTCTGGCATCTTATGTGCAATAAGTGATGTTCCTGATCTATTCACTATTGCGATTCCGCCTGACCTGCCAGGGTCGATGCCGATAAACCAGTTGATAGTGTCTTCGTCGAATTTGGATTCAGAATCTGCGCCACGGATCTCAATGTTGAAGAAGTTGATGTGCAGCGTATTATTGTCTGGAATACTGACTGACATTCCTTTTCTTACTTCTGCGCGTTTTCTGTTCAAGTAGTTTCTTATAGTCTGTGCTACGCTGCGAGGGTGGAGCATTTCGTCAAAGTCTACTCCACGTTTGAGTGTTATCCTTTTCTTTGATAGCCACACGTCGTAGGGGTATTCAGGAACTGTCTTTTTTGGCATTTGTCTTATACCTTTTTTTGTGTGAATGTTGATCAAGCATGTACTTAGTATAACACATAACATACAACCGCCGATCGTGACTGGGAAAC